TGAGGCGGAGGGTCATGGCGCGGCTCCAAAGAGTGTCTCTTGCGCCAGTCTCTTGGCCGCCGTCTCACAATACTTCTCGACCAGCTCGATCCCCACGTACCGAAGCCCGCGATCCTTACAGGCCTTCGCTACGGGACCCGAGCCCATGTAGGGATCGACGACGGTCTTGGCTTCGGGGAAGAAGCCGAGACACCAGGACATCAGGGCGACGGGCTTCTGGGTGGGGTGGAGCGAACCGGCGCTGATTTCTGAGTCGCGCTGATACCCGCTCCAGAGGTGACGAAAGACCCGTACCGTTGTCCGGTGGTGACCCAGCACAATCGCTAGCTCCATGTCTGTCTGCACCGTCTCGCCGGTGCGCCCGCACTTTCGATCCCACGCAAACCAGCAAGGGGAGTCAGGGAGACGGCTTGCGTAGTTGTTGGCCCCCCAGAGCACATGATAGCCGGCCACGCCCAGCAGATGGGATGGCTCAAACGGCTGGTCATCCCCGGCAACCGGCGCGTGTTCTTTGCAGCGCCACACGTGTGCATCACGGACGCTGGGGCGCTTGTCTCGGGTGCGGTTGTCCGTCTTGAGCCCGATCCCATACGGCGGATCGGTAAGCAGCAGATCGAACCGTCCGAGGCTCGGCAAGATCTCTCGGCAATCGCCGTGGTAGATCGTGATCCCGCCATGGTCGTAATACGGGCTCACCGCTGCCCCCTCCGGTGCATCGCCAGGTGCTCTGCACAGAGCAGACTCGGGAGCGTCGCTTCCATCCCGCAGCCCTGGCGGAGGCAGATGATTTGGCCGTTGTCGCAGACCAGATTGAACCGGCGGGCGTGTTCCATCGCGGCCTCGTGGATCTTGTCGGGCTCGGGTTTGGGGTCGTTCACGAGCAGGCCTCCTGGTGGGATGCGTTGTCGGCGCGCGGCATGCCACCTTGCTGCATGTGGAGCGGGCGATAGACGATGCTCCGAACGTAGTCCCATCGACCGATCTCGGTGCAGGGATTCACGCTCGGAAGCGGATCGCCGGGCTGCCAGAACGCGAGCGAGGCCAGCCACTCCGGCGGCGGACGATCGTAGTTCTCCTCGAACGTGTGCCCGCAGTTCAGCTCCTCGTCGGGCCACTCATCGTTGATACTGCAGAGCGGCACGAGGGCATCGTGGATGATCTGACACCGGAGGCAACGCTTCCAGCTGTGGACTCGGCCGTCCCAGCACGACGCGATCACCCAGTAGCCGTGGCCGGGCAAGATCGGGATCTCGCAAGCGCAGCACTCGTGCCGCTTGCGCGCCGTGCGGCGCGTCTCTCGGCGATACGCGACCGGCTCGCCGTCGCCGCAATAGACGCTCATGGCGTCTCCAGATGGCAATCGACGACCAGCACGGGCAGCTGGCGTTGCTCGATCCAGACGTGCTGCTGCACCAACCGCCGGACGTAGGGGGCGCCGAGGTAGGTGGACAGCTCCGCTTGGGTGAGGCCGCTCGTGACGAACGTCGCCCTCCCGGCCGAGTATCGCTGGTCGATCACGAACTGGATCGATCCCAAGTCCCGGAGCTCCTCCGTCCCGATGTCGTCCAGGTACAGGTACCGCGCCGCGATGGCTGCCCGGAGCAGCGGCGGCTGGCCTTCCCCGAGCGGGTGGTGGCGCTCGGCCGCGCCGAGCTCCCTGGCGGTCACCCAGCAGCCCGGGTAGCGCGCGCCAATCCACCGGGCGGCGCTGGTCTTGCCGATGCCGCTCGGCCCCAGGAGCAGCCCGCACGGGGTGTCCAGTGCCCGCAGCTGCACCGCGAGCCTCGGGTGGCGGATACGCCCCCAGAGCTTCTCCCGCTGCGCCACGACGGCCGCACGGCGCTCCGCCTTGGCCTTGGCTTGCCGGGCCTGGAGTTCGAGGTCGAGCGCCCCGAGGGGGCGAGGGCCAAGGCCGCGGAGGAGTTCGAGCGCGGTCTCCCCGCTCGGGGACATGCCGGACCGTTTGGCCTTCACGGAGACGGGCGCCGGCGCGCGCTGCGGTTGCTGCTCGAGCAGCTGGTCGAGTTCTTCGGCGGTCATGTGGTTTTCTCCAGTCCTTCGAATCCGGTCATCCCCGCGTTGCCCTGTCGGCTGCCGTGGCGAGGCGGCCCGACGCCGCGCAGACCCGGGACGGACTTGCCCGCCGCCGTCTCGCGCTTCAGCCGCTCGGCTTCGATCCACGACCCGAAGCGCCGGTCCCAATCCGAGTATTGCCTATTGAATTCCTGGAGCCGGAAGGCCCGGGAGAGCGCGTCGATGTCGAGGCGCAATTCCTGGCAACGCACCTGGTGCGTAGGCTTCGGGGTCCAGTCCGCCGGCACAAACCAGCCAAGCCGCCGCACCGGTGAGGATGTCTCTTCATCTTCAGGGGAGGGAGGGAGGATGGGAGGATGGGAGGGAGCAGAGGGAGGGAGAGTGACAGCGCGTGACTCGGCGTGACCGGATGTGACATCGGTCACGGGCTGGCGACTCGGCGTGACATCGGTCACGGAGCGTTCCGCCCGCGCCTTGCGGCTCGCTCGTTGCCGCAACCTATCGGAACGCATGCAGTTTTGCGCCTCCTCGTAGGTGGGCCAGGTGATGGTCTTGCCGGTCACCACCCAGGTCTTGGTCTTCACCAGGCGATCGAGCCCTACCCGCACAATCTCGAGCGGCAGTTCGGTGACGACGCTGATGCACTCGGCCGCATCGCCCTCGATCGCGAAGATGCCCGCCGCGTCGAACTCGCCATTGAGCATCGCCTGTTGCACCGCTCGCCCCTCCCACCCGAGGAGCCGCGAGGTGAGGGTCTTGCGCGTGTACATCCGTACGTAGGGCTCGTCCTCGTAGTTCATCCGGTCTACTCGTCCATCCCCGCGAGACACCGCCCCAAGGCAAATCGGATCGCCGTCTTCCTATTCAGAGGACGGACGCACGAGTAGTCCGGGTGGGCCTTGAGCCGGATCAAGATCTCGTCCGCCGTCTGGACCTCCTTGTCCGTCAATTGGAGGCGCTCGGTGTGCTTGTCGGGGCGGGTGCGTTTCTTCTTCATGATCCTCTGGAGTTGATCTGCGCCTCGAGCGCACGGATGGTGTCCCTACAGCTCGGGATGGGCTCCAGTGCCGGGGGTCGTGGCTCCTCCCGGAGGAAATACCCGAGCCCGCGCTTGACCCAGCGGTGGGAGCACTCTCTCTGCCAGCGCTCGTCCCAAGCAACGGACGCAGCAGCGGCCTCGGCAGGGGTAGCCCAGCCGTAGCGGGCGTTGGAGGAGGCGGTCACTTCACGTCTCGCTTCCGCCGCTGGGGCGTGGCCATGAAGATGAACGTCCGGAGCACCTCCCGCATGTTGAACACCGTCCACCCGCAGTTGGTGGTCGTCAGCCCGTCCAGCGTCCGGAGAGCACGGCGCCGCTGCGTCGGGGTCATGTCGTAGATCGTGGAGTAGACGCGTTCCGCGAGCTCGGTGAGGACGGCCTTGGATGTCTGCCTCACCGGTCCGCCTTCCTCTGGCGCGCCGCATCGAGGCTGACCACCCCAGCCTTGGCCCGTCGCCGCTCGGTCAGTTCGGCCGCGAGCGCCGTCACGGTCTCCCACTGCCCCGCCTTGCTCGCCCGGTCGAGCGCGCGCGCGAGCACTGTCTCCACATCCTCCGACATGTCGTTCTCCTCACGTGGTGATGATGTTGCACTGGTGAGATTCTGAGCCACCCCCCCCATTTGGGGTGGCTCACCCGGCACAGTCCCGGGGTCAGCGGTGCGTTTTTCTCGGGATTTCTTGGCAGGTGCAGACGCCTGCAAGGCTCGTCGAGTACAACTGGTACTCGATAATCCGGGCTTTTGACGGGGTTTCCGGGGGGCCCGAGCCACCCTCTGAGCCACCCTGGCGGCCCCCGGCTGCGCGCTGACCTTTGCACTCCGGTCCACGGAGCCGTGGCTCGTACCGGGCGTGGTGCCAGTGCGCATGCGGCGACCGCCAGAAGAAGACGCCCCGTATCCGCCACCGAGCGGGGCCACCTCGGCGTTACCGGGCGTAGAGTTCCCTGGCTGTCCGATTGCTGCATCGGCCTCGGCAGTGCGACTCGGCGACGGGTCAAGTAGGGGAACCCCGTCTGCGCCTCGCACGGCGCGGAGACATTCATCGAGGGGCAAGGGCGGGCCGAGCTCCAGCTCCGCCGCATGCCGCGCTTGGCGCGAGTACTTGGCGAGCATCGCCGACTGTTGATGCCCGGTCCTGTCCATCACCCAGCGCTCGGTCTGACCTGCCCCGAGATAGAGGGTGACGAAGGTCGCCCGGAGATCATGGATCCGGATCGGACGTTGCTCTTTGGTGCGGGTGAACAGATCTCGGAGGGAGAGGCCGGCCTGCTCGAGCGCGGCTTTGAGGTGCTGGCGAAAGAGCCTCGCCGCGTTGGACGGGGAGACCTCGGCAAAGAGCCGCTCGCGCGGGGTTTCGAGCCAGGCCGCGAGCGACGCGACGACGTCCGGCGAGCACCGAAACAGCCGCGGCACCCCGGTCTTGCTCTTGCGGACCGTGAGCGTGCCTTTTTTGAGATCGATGTCCCGGGGCTCCAAAGCCAGCGCCTCCATGAAGCGCAAGCCCGTCCGAACGATCAAGCCGTAGAGCAGCCGATACTCGAACGGGATGCGCTCGTCCGCCAAGAGGGCCTGATCCTCCTCCGGGTAGAGGAAAGCAAACATCGGGGGCTTGCCCTGGGGCGGGACGAATTTCTTCGGGATCGGCGAGTGCTCGATGAGCCCCAACGGATCGACGGCCATCGCCATGACCCGCCGGATCACGAGCGCAAAATGCCGCCGGCTGCCCTGCCCCCGTCCCGGGGATACGTCCGCCTTCACCTCGAGCGCGAGCTCCTTGGTCACCGCGGCGACGGGCACGTGCCCGAGCTTCGGGAAGATCTCCGCGCAGATCGACCGGACCCGCGACAGGTGCGTGCCTTGCAAGCACTTGACGTCGTCGGGGTAACGTCGGCACAGGGTGCCGTTCATCCAGAGCTCGGCCACGTCCTTGAAGGTCTTGGGCTGGCCCGGGTCCCGGACGTTGCTCTCCGAGCAGAGTTGCCGGCAGCGCTCCTCGACGGCCGAGAAGCGCGCCTCGGTTTTCTGCGCGGCTCCGGCTTTCAGGACCAAGAGAATCACCTCGAGCGGCTTCTTTGCCTTGACCAGATCTTTGGCCATCGACCGCATCCGGTCGGCGAAGCGCTCATTCTGAAGGCAGAACCGCGGGCGCTGGCCCTTGCCGCAGCGGAGCTGGAGGGGGAAACCGTCGGTCACCGCAGCTGCTCTTTCCAGGCCGCGCAAGACCCAGGGTGACCCGGGGTCTGTCGGACACCGTTGACGTAGCAGGGCCCGCAGTACTCGCGCGCGGGCTCCGGCGTCTCCCCCTCTGGCGCGGTGGGCTCAGCGCAGAGCGTGACCAGTCGCGACTCCTGGCCCAGCGTGCGCTTGCCGATACCCCAGCAGCCCGGCGACTCACCGGTTGCCGCCACGATGGCGCGCACGATGAGGGCTATCTCCGTATCCACCTCAGCCCTCGTCCTCAGCGGGGGAGTGATCTCGGCGCGGTAGGCTCGCAGTGCCTCCCTGACAGGCGTAACATGCTCGGCCTCGAACATGTGGTTCTGCCGGCCGTATGCATCCACCGCCTCCGCCAATCGCTCCAGCGTCTCTCTGCTCGCTAGTTTGCGGGTCATGGCTCGGCTCATCGCAACGCCTCCAGGGCGCGGTCACGCCCCGGGTCGCCGGGCGCCATCCTCTCCAGCTCCGCCACGGCTCGGACAATGCGGGTCCGGAGCCCAGCCGCCTCCGTCACTGCGTCACCATGCTGTTCGCGTGCCGTCTCCAGTTCCGCGATTCGGGCCAGCGCCGTCTCGTAGGCCTTGAAGTTCAGCGTAGCCAGGCTGCTCGACGCTTCCGCTTGCCCCAGCGCCGTGTCCCGTTCGGCTACCAGTGACGCAACGAACGGTTGCTCGCGAGCCAGCTGGGTTTTGAGCGTGTCCCGTTCGGCGCGCGCGGCATCTGCCTCGTTCTCCAGTCGATTGCGCTGCTGCAACAGGTCGTCGTAGTTGTGCGTCGTGGCCTCCAACTCCGCCCGGCACTCGGTCAGCTCCTCACACTTGGCGGACCATTGCCGGTTCTGGCTCTCAGCGGCGCGCTTCCAGCCGTCTCGGTCTTTCTGGCACTCCCCGAGCGCGATCTCATGCGCGTTACTCTCTGCCAGCAGCGTCGCATAGTCGGCGCCCAAGTTCCGGAGCGCGATGGTGTCAGGGTGCTCGGAAGGGTCGCCAGAAATCAAGCGCGCCTCGTGCATGCCGACCGCAAGCGCGTGCCGTATCTGTTCCGGCGTGACCGTCGCGGCGCCCGCCAGCACGGACGGGAACTCTTTTCCGGCGTACTCCTCCTCGACTGAGGAAACCCGCGCTGAAAAGCGCGCGCCTCGCTCCTGCTCCGCTGCCTGCGCGGGGTGCAGCGCACACGGTTCCTGGTCTCCGCATGGCCCGCCGCCTACGTCGACTCTGCACATGGGTGCCTGCGCGGGACTGGCGGAGAGGAGCTTCTCGGCTTCTGCCAGGGCTCGCGCCAGCCTCGTGTACCCCGGCGTCGTGGCTCTGTCCTCACGCGCGTACTTAACGATTCTGCCCAGCAACACAAGCAGCGTGCCTATGCGCTCGTGGGCAGCGTCCAGTTGCTCGTCTGCGGACTCGGCGGCTTGCTCCCATCGCTGGGCCAGCATGCCGTCCAGAGTGCTTGGCTCCGCTGCTGGAGCGGGGGAGGCGGAGAGGAAGTCGCGAATCTTTTTGCAGGTCAGATGAGCGCCCCAAGCCACGACGTGTTGCGGCGAGTCAAACCAGTCAGCTGCGAGCTTCAGCAGCGCGGTCGCCTCTGCCAGGCGGGACTCGGCGGCAAACAGCCGATCCTTGTACTCCTTGATGTCCTGTCCGCGCTGGTCGAGCAGCGCATCGCTGACCTGCTTGGTAGCGCGCTCCTGCTGCTTCAATTCGCCAGCGGCCGAAAAAACAAGGGCCCGCTCCTCTGCCGTAAGTTCTTCCGTCACCGTCCCACCCTCGCCAAGTCTCGATCCAGCTGCGCCAATACTTCAGCCCCTTCCTCGTCCAGGTCATTCTCTGCCCGGGTCTTCCTCACCCCAGGGGCAGAGAGCGCAGAGAGACGGCCGAGCTCTTCGGCGATGGCCTCTTGGGAGAGCAGATACTTCCGGTAGCCGTCCCACCTGGCCCCGGGCTCCTGCGGGTCGGCGTTCAGTCTCCGGCGCACGGCCGCGATGTGCCGCTTATTGCCGAGCACGCTCATGTGCTGATCGACCCAGGACGGGTCCACGCCGCGGAGCTCCGCGCGCACCATGCTCCGGATGAACTTCCGGATGCGCGGGTTGGCGCTGTTCATGAAAGCGTCGACGATTTCGTCGACCGTGTCCTCGTCGCTCACCATGTCGGTCTCCCCGCGTGTGTCCGTCACGTGTTTCGATCCGAGTCGAGAGCGTGCCGGAAGGGTGTCAGGAATAGAGATCGGCGGCGGCCCGAGCAATACATTTCCGTCTCACCGTGGCCGTTTAGTGGCAGTATGGTGGACGGTGTGGGCTATGCAAGTTGCTCCCGCGGAAACGGCGCAACTGGTCACCCTCTCGGGTGATGAGACACCGAGCGTGAAACGTGAGAGGGTGATCGATTTTGCAGACGGCGCGATCACGCTCGCGAGCGCGCTACTGCTCGATGCGAGGCTTGCGCGGCGGAGGCAAGATCGTCAGCTTCCCTCCGCTCGTCGCCGTACGTATCTGCACCTGTTGATGCTCGACGTCGCGATGACTGAGCGGCTGGGCGGGCTCGCGTAACGGCGCGGGCTGCCCCTTCCAGAGCTTGCGGGCTTGGTCGTACCCCGAGGCCCCGAGTCCGATCGCATCGATGCTGGTCTCCCAGACGAAGCGGAAGAACCGGAACCAGCTCACGACCGGAGCTCCGGCATGCAGTCGTGGCAATAGGCATGGTCCCGCCGGCGCGCGCCGATGGGGCCGCTCTTGGGGCATGCCAGGCGCCCGCACCCGATGCACTGCCCGAAGCGCCACCAGCGGAGCAGCCAGGCCATCACGCGCCGCCCCCGGCGTCCACCGCGTAGCGCTCGACCTTGCGCAAGTAGTCCCCGATCGGAAAGCCCTTGCCCGGGTCCATGTGGGTGCTCTTCTTGAAGGCCTTGGTGACCTCCGCGTGGGTCGTGATGCCGGGGGCGCCGGTCAGGAGTTCGTTGGCGTCCACGAAGTCCACCGGGATCCGAAAGTGCGTGCAGAGTTCCGCGACCAGCCAAGCCGACAGATCGAGCATTCGCTGGCTGTAGGTGTCCATCCAATCGGCGAGCTCCTGGCGGCCGTAGCCCGCGTGCTCGATGCCCACCCCGAGGGAATTGGCCCCGGGGGCATGCCAGGCCACCTGGTCCCAGGGCACGCACTGCACGATCGAGTCACTGTCCACGCACGCGTGCGCGCTCGCTTGCGGGGCTGGCCCTTCCCGGCCTGCGAAATAGCGCGCGCACCACTCGGCGGAGTCCGGCTTTTCGGGCCACTCCATGCAGTGCAGCACGATCCATTTCTTCTTGGGCGGCGGGGTGGCGCGAGTCCAGTTGGCGGCCTCGATGTACGGCAGCGCCCCGAGCGAGCGGGTCACTGCATACCCCAGCGCTTGGCCGCCCGCGCGGCGGCGCTCTGGTTCTCCACGATGCGCTCCAGCTGCTCGCGCCTGGCATCCAACCGTCCGTGTTCCCTGCCCAAGTCATACATCTTGCGGCCGTGGTAGAAGCCGGACAGGCCCACCACCAGGATACACAAGAAGCCAGCGATCACTGCGCCCCGAGCAGCTGCAAGAGCTGTTGCAACGGACCCACCAGCCCCGGGCGGTACACGCTGGCGATCTGAACCGCGGCCGTCACGATGAGGCTGAGCACCCCGAGCCATTTGACCGTGCCCATGGTGGTCCCGACGATGGCCTGTCTCCGGGTGGGAGGCGGGGTGCTCGGTGAGCTGGCGAGCTCCTCGCGGGCCTCGTCGCGTTCCCGCCGCAGCCGGGCATTCTCGGCCTTGAGCGCGAGCAGCCCCATCCCGGGCTCGGTGTCGATGTCCCGCGCCGGCGGGAACGGGGGCGGCATCGTCACAGGCCCGCGTCTCCCGGGTCGGTGAACGGCAGGGGCGCCGGCGGCGCGCACTCCTGGAGCCGGCTCACCAGGTCTACGACGTCACCCGCCGTCAATTGCCGGGGGTCCTGGGGCAGGAACGCCACCGCCTCCGCCCGGCACTGCACCAGGGCAGGCGTCCCGCATCCGAACATCCCGAGGACCACTAACGCGCACACCCCCCGGATAGGTTGCAGCATGCCCCAGTTTAGCACTGGACGGGTGGGAGGGTCCACCCTGGAGCGTTACCGTTTGGTGACGCTGCGCGCCGCCCTGAATGCTTGCCCAAAGCTGCCCCGATTCGGAACGTTTCACATCCGAAACCTGGCAGGAAGTGCAGCACCGCCGGGGTGAGTCTCAGGGTGGGACACCGCCCCCTTTCGGCAACCGAGATCGGGGAGACTGGAGGCATGGCCAAGCGTTACTGCGCCCGCATCCGCTACGAGGGGACCGATTATTACGTGGACGAGGACGTGGACCCCTGCATGCTCTCCCCGAAGGCAGAATTGCTCGCCGACGGCATCGAGCTGCCCGAGGGAGACACCTGCGACGAGCTGCTGGATCTCCCCCGCGGGGCCTTGGCCGATGAGCGAGACCCCGACGACGAGGCCGCGTGCCGCGCCGATCACCAGATGGACCAGGAGCGGGACGACCGCGATACGGGGGACAGGTGAGCGATCCAAGTCGATACGACGACGAGGCGCGCGCTCTGGTCCTGGCCCTGGATGCTGAGGCCGTGGTCCTCGTCGTCGTGGGTGGCGTGAGCGGCACCGGCGCCTGTCCCGCGTACCGCTCGAGCGGCGACCCCGAGCGCGACCGCGTCATCCGCGAGGCCATCGTCGCGGGCCTGCGATCCATGGCCGACGACATGGAGAGGCGCGATGCGTACTGGAAGCGCGATGCGTCCTGATTCGACCATCACCCCACCGGGTGATCCAGCCGATCCCACCCCTACCGTTCAGAGAGTCATGAACCAAGCGCCCCCCACCCCGGTCGCCCTTCTCGACGAGCTCACCGCCGCGCTCGCGCATCTCGACCACACCCGCGCTCGTCTCGAGAGCCTCCGGGAATGGGCCCGCAGCGAGACCGCCCGGGCCAACACCCAGGAAGCCCGCGCGCTTCTGGAACGCACCGTCCCGCAACACCTCCGGGAGACGCCCCTGCCGGTCGCGGAGACCACCGCGGCGGGCCGCTGCTTTCGCCAGGTCACCAGCATCCTCAACCGGTAACCCATGAGCTACCTCGACAAGACGATCGCTCGGCTCACAGAGGAACTCGCGGCCCAGCGCGAAGCCAACACCCGCTGCGCCGAGCAGTGCACCGCCTACGCGGCCAATGCCGTGGAGATGCGACGCGAGCGGGATGCCGCCTGGCAGAAATGGCAGGCCACGGAAAACCAACTCACCCGCGTGCAGGAGGCGCTAGCGGCCTTCGATGCCCGCAAGCCCCTGCCCAACATGAGCAACGTGGCGCTCTGCACGCTCGCGCTGAACCACACCCTGAACGTGCTCGATGAAATCCGCGGGGTCGTCGGGATCCTGGGAGACAAGCGATGACCGAATACACCAACTGCGCCCCCGTCGAGGCCGCGATCCAACAGAGCCTCTCCACCGGCAAGCCCGCGCTCCTCCTCACCGAGGACGGGGAGAGCCACGGCTACATCACCGGCGTACTGGCTGGGGTGTGCGACGCTCAGGGACCCGACGCCCGAGATGGGACCTTGCGGTTCTATGGTAGCCACGACGACGGCCGAACGTGGGACGTGCGCCTCCGCATGGAGACCTCGCGCTCGCGCCCCCAGGGGCACACCCCGGACGCGGACGCCCAGCAGGAGCTCCGGCAGGCGATGCAGGGGTATCTCGCCGAGCGGACCACCCAGGCGGCAACGGCCCTGGCCGTGGCACTGGTGACCGCAGACCAAGCCCGCAGCGACGCGGTGGACATGACCCGGGCCCCGAGTGAGGCACCGTGACCTGGTCCCTGACCCGCTACCTGCCCGCCTCCGACGCTCCCCGTCTCGAGATGATTCAAGACCTGGCCTCGGGCGCGGTGTCGGAAGTCTCGTTTCGGTCGTCACCCCACCGGGTGAGCCAGCCTTGCCCGCCGGGGCCGTTCTCAGAGGCATGCAACGACGCAGCAACCCTCTCTGCCAAACGCTGGCCGCTCCCGCGGACTACTCCGGGCTCGTCGCGGTGACCAAGAAGTCCGCGCTCAAGTCCACCCTCCCGGTCGATGAGAAGAGCTATGCGGCGCTTCTCGCCATTCGCAGCGATGTGCTCGCCGGCATCTACTCCGAGATTCTGGAGCCGTCATGATCGACGAGATGACCAATCCCCTGCGGCACTTCCAGCTTCGCCGAACGCTGCGAGCTCGCTACTACGCGGCCCGGAGCGAGTTCCAGACGGCCACCTACCTCCTCACCCGCCAGCGCCGGATGAACGTGGATCCGTTCGACGCCTGGTGCGCGTTCAATCTCGCCCGAAACACGCTCGACCAGGCGCGCGCGGAGTATCTCGAGACCTCCGGGGTGGTGGAAATCACCCCGTGCGCCACCACCGTACGGGTTCAGGCCGTGGCCAAGGTGTTGCCGCTCCGGCGGAAATGAAAAGGGAAACCAATGAAAAAACTCAGCTCGATGGTGGGGATACTGCTCCTGGGGTGCAGCGCAGAGGCGGGCGACGACCCGCCGCGGGTGATCCAAGTCGACCCGCTCGAGAACGGAACAGAGCTCGCGCCTGCTCTCCTGCCCGTGCGCGTGGGCCACGTGGAAATCGACCATTCCGAGATCGATTTCGTCCAGGTCTTCACGACCTCCGATGCCGCCCCGGAAGAGAACCGCCAGGAGTCGAGCATCATCGTGATGCAGAAAGGCTTCGTGGGGGAGCGCGATCCCGTCGCCGAGGTCTTCGCGTCCTCCGACCTACCGCTCACGACGGCGGAGCTGTACATGGGCCTGAGGGGCAGCCGAGCCTACCTGCCAGAGGCTCTGGCACTGTCCCATTTCAGCGAAGCGGCGGATCTGGGGAGGACCCCGGAATTTCTGGACGCCTTTCGCAAGCCGTTGCCCGTGCGCGCGCCGGCGCCCGAGGCCGATATCCCCCTCGAAACAGACAAGGCAGCGTTATTTCTGCCGACGCAAGTCCTCGATCCGGCCTTTACCACGGCCGTTCCGGGCCGTCGCTGGACCAACGTCCAGGTGGGAGCGAATGGTTTCAACTGCATGGGGCAGTGCCCCTCGTCCACCCCCATCCCCACGATCCGCTCCTACTGGGGCTGCTCCAACCGGGCCTCGTTCGAGACGATCGGTTACTACGATTTGCCCGTCGCCAACTCCTGCGCCGCGACCCGCACCCGGGGGTGGCTCCGATCGGGGGTCATGCTGGACATGGACAGCCGCCAGACTGAGACTGCCACCATGCAGGGCTTTTACGGCCCGTCCGTCGATGGTCAATGGATCTCCTACCCGTCGGAGACCATCGCCCGGGGTCAGTACGTGACCTGGGACTGGAACACCACCGCCAGCAAGGCCATGACGATCGCCGTCTCTCGAGCAGCGAGCCAGGTGAGCGCCGTGCGGATCATGACGGGCATATCCGTCCCGAACTAGAACGACACACACGAGCTCCGCTTTCCGCCTCACCCCTCGGGGTGATCGAGACGGGAGGCGGAGTGCCGTTCTGTGGGGCATGGACGCGACGATGACCATCCCCGGGGCCCCCAAGGTCCCCCATGACCTCGCCGCGCTCCTCTCCTACCAGGCGCCCCAGAATCGCACCCAGTTCCGCCGGGTCGCCCTCTCGGCGGCTCTGGCCGACGGCGTGTCTCTCGACGGCAACACCCTCACGGACGAGCTCTAATCCCCATGCACTTCTCCGACACCTACCACGCCCGACCCAACCCCACCGGCAAGGTCAATCGCCGCGCCTACGCCACCCAGAAAGCCCGGAAGGCCGACGTCCAGCAGCGAATCATCTTGGGCGCGATGCTGGTCGTCGTGTTCGCTGCCGTGCTGATGCCTCACACCCTCGGCTGGCCCGCGCTCTTCAGCATCCTCGGCCTCGCCTTGTGGTTCAAGGTGCGCTCCGCGCAGTGGGCGAAATGGGAGCCCTACACCAAGCCGGAGACCGGGGAGATGAGCTGGCGCCCGACCAAATCGAACCGGTGAATTTTCCCCTTCAGGCGGCGCCCGGAAGGACGTTCTCCCGGGGCATGAAGACGCTCCTCGCTCTCGTCGCCCTCGTGACCGTTGCCGGCTGCGCCACCACCCCCGATCGCGTGGAGACCGCGCGTGACGTGTGCAGCGCCGACTACGGCGGCGACGACGTCGCCGACCGCCAGGCGCTGTCACAGTGTGTGCGTCTGGCGCTCCGGAGAGCCGAGGCCCGGGACCGCGCGGAGGCCCGACGCTCGTCGGACCGGGCGAGTTCCTCGGACCGCTCGAGCCAGATCGCTACGGGTGTGGCGATGCAGCAAATCGGACGCAGCATGTCCGATTACGGGGCGTCTCTGTCTCGCCCGTCGGTCACTTGCACGACGCTCGGGTTCGGATCCTTCGCGCAGACCACCTGCCGCTGATCCCTACCCGTAACCCCATCACCCCTCAGGGTGATCTCCGGCCCGGCTTCGTTCGAGGCGTTTTACCGGCCTCTGGTCATCAAAACCGCTACCCTGAGCTTCAGTAGGACTCGGGCCCGTTGCGACTGGCTCCCCCCTCCAGTTGACGGGCCCGGGTCTTGCGCTTACTCGCCGCCAACGACGGCGCGTGTCTGGTGCAGAGCGATCGTGAAGGCGCTCTCGCGCTGGTGTTCCCTCACGGCGTCTTGGATGATTTCAGACTCCAGTCTCGCTCGGCGTGACTCAGCAAGTCGTCGAGCGTGACGGGCTCCCCGCTCGCGAAGGCCGTCAAGACAACTCTCAACAGCTCGTTTTGCCTCTCGATGCTGAGCCTCAAAAGCTCGTTCTGCCTCAACATATTCGAGTGCTGCTCGCGGCGAGAAAGCTCGCGCGAGTAGTTCCTCTCGCGTACGACCCGCCAGATGGTTTTCCCCGCTAGTAAGCCAGTGCCAAGCGCGGAGCAGATAGCCTCCCGGTGCTCGTACAGGTCGTTCAGGTTCATGCGTGGGCATCACGTTTCTCTCCCATGGGGTTCACTCGAGCGGCTCCGATTTAGACTACGTCCGGACGGCGAGGATGACCAGATCCCCGGCCACCCCTTGATCGGAACGCCGCAGAAATACGCTCCCGTTGGCGGCCACGGTGCGCGTCTGGGTGTCGTTGTTGCGCGCGGTGCCGGTCACCGCGGCCGTGAGCGCGCTCGATAGCGCCGATCCGCCGCCGCCGGAGGTATCGCGCAACTGCACCGTGGCGAGCGCAATGGCGGTCGAGTCGAGCCAGGTCACATCCAGGATCCGGAACGCAAACGGCGCGTTGCTCGAGTAGATGGTGACGTCGTCCGCGCTGCCCGGGGTGCCTGCTGTGGCCGTAACAAAGATGGTGAAGACGGCGCCGATGCTGCTGGCGAGGACGGCGAGTTTGGCGGGAGTCACCGTGCCTGCATCGAGCGTCCAGCTCGCTCCGCTAGACGCAACGGTGATGTCTCCCTTGTCGCCGTCGCTCAGAGGCACCGAGACGCTGAGCGTGCCCCCCGTCGTGTAGGTGAGACCCGTGCCTGCGACCGAGGTCCCCGCGCGCGCGGTGGGCACGGCCACGGCATTGGTGAAGTTCCCAACGAACGAGTCCGCCGCTTGCGTCGCCAGCTTGCTGAGCGCGATGGCCGCCGCCGCGTCTACCTGCGCATTGACCAGGGCCGCGGCCACGATGTTGCCCGCGACTCTGCCGACGACCGTGTTGGTGCCAACTGCTAAATCAGATTCGTTGGCCGTGCCCGCGGTGGCGTTGCTCTTGACGGTGTTGGCCACCATCTGCGCTTGCGTCGTGGCGGTGATCGTATTGGTCGCGATCTGCGCATTGACGAGCGTAGCGGCCACGATGTTGCCCGCGACGCGCCCGAGTACCGTATTGGTCCCAACGGCAACGGCCGTCGGGACCGCCGTGCCGCTCGTAGCGTTGGCGACGACCGTGTTGGCGCTCTGCGTCGCCAGCTTGCTGAGCGCGATGGCCGCCGCCGCGTCTACCTGCGCGTTGACCAGGGCCGCGGCCACGATGTTGCCCGCGACTCTGCCGACGACCGTGTTGGTGCCAACGGACAGCGCGCTCATCACCGATTGGCTTGCGGTGGCGTTCGCTGGGAGGCTGTTGGCGGACTGCGGTTCGATGGCAGAGAGGTCTAGTGCCCCGAAAGACGGCACCGTGTTGCCGCCCGTGGACAGTAGCGCCGCGCCCTTCGCTCCGGGCTGGAGGACGTCCCAGTCCGTCGCTCCGCGGACGGCGACGGAGCCTGGCCGGACCCCGTTCGTGAGCCCACCTTCTGTGGTGCCCTCGAAGCTCCCCGAGCCATAATCGACGATCCCGCTCGCTCCGGTCACATCGGTGGCGTCGAGTTTCCACAGGCTCTGGGGTGTCCCGACGGCGGCCTCGTTGCCCCGCACTCCGGAATTGTAGAGCGTGGTGACGTTGGCTGCCGATAGCGCCGAGCCCCAGACGCTGACGTAACTGATGACCCCCGGGAAGAAGAAGCTCGAGCTCGCGCCGAACCGTCCAATCCGGAGGGCGTTACCCGCTGCGACGATCGTCTGCGTTAGCGAGGTGAGGATGGTGGTCTTGACGAGCAAAACCCCGTCCATGTACAGCTGCACGCTCGCGGGGGTGCTGGCGCCACCGTAGGTGGCCACGATGTGGTGGAGCTGACCATCGTTGGCGACGGCATCGCCGCTGATGTCGAGATCATTCGTATTGATGACGTTGGTTAGTTTGAGATGGGGCTTACCGTCATTGTGAATATAGAACGACCAGCCGCGGTTATTTGCCGTCGAATCTACATTCGACAGGACCATGAAGTCCGTCGTTCCAGTGATCGCCGGGAGACCTGTCTTGACCCACGCCGAGACGCTGAAACTATCGGTCCGCTCCTTCTGATAGACGTTGCCCAGGGACACGGCATCGTCTGAACCGTCGAAGCCCCACTCGTCGGAAACGATCCAGTCGAGCGCCTGATGGACGGTGATTTGTTCGGGCGCTCCCGATCCCGCGGTGTTGCGCCCGATGAGCCGCTGGGTGGCGATGTTCTGCAGCTTGCCGAGGACTACGCTGGCGACATTCAGCGCCCAGCTAATGACCCCGGCGGAGGTGAGTACCGCATCGATCTCGGTGGAGTCCGTTGCGACTCTGCCGTCAGGCAGGCTCGGATGAGCCGCCCCGAGGACGTATTGAGCTCCCAGGCTATCGACGAGCGCGGTCGTGGCCGCCGAGGCCGCGGTCTCGCTCGGGGCCTCGACTTGTGTCGTCCAGTCCGATGAGCCGTTGGAATGGAACGTCACCACCCCGGGCAGAGAGAACGTCGCTCGCGATGATCCGTTGATCGTCGGCTGGAAGATCTTGCCGTCGGGTCCCGTCCCCGGCGCTGCCACCACCGTTACCTGTCCGGTGGGGTTTTCGATGAAAATCCGCGAGATGGCTCCAGCGTTCTCTGGTTGAGGGCACGGCAACACCACCGCCAAACCCGCGGACGAGGGCGAGACGCGGCGCTGGCCCCCGGCGGGCAGCTCGATCCGTTCTTGCGCCACCGTGCCCGGCGGATCGACGGCGGAGATTTGCGCCAGGTCCTCGGCGATCTCCGAAAGCGCGACCCGCAGCCACGCGCTAAAGCGCGCCTGCGAGAGAGCATCCGCCCCGATGAACGGGACGTCGCGCGGAGGTCGGAACCGGGCAGCCATGGGCCTATCGGTGGTGGGTGCTCAGAGCAACGCCGCGATGGGTCTCGTCCCGTTGGCGAGCCGTTGCCGGTTGGCGAGAGAGGGGATGCCGTTGCAGTAGAAGGCCGCGGCCCAGTCGGTGGTGTCGACGTTGGCGAGGGCGCCCTGGAACCGGCACGCGATCCCGATTTTGGCCGTGGCGTTGAAAATGCTCGTCGGTATCGTGCCCACCCCGGCGGATCGCGCGATCTCCGTGAAGTCGATGAACTGCTTCAAGCGGTCGGTGTTGCCTGCGCCCACCGCAAAAAATAGCGACTCGCACCAGTGCCAACCCAGATCCGCGAACACGGCGGTAGCGTATCCGTTATTGACGATCGCCGCTCCGTCCGTGGAGACGTTGCCGTTGACCTGCCCCGCCGCTATGGCGATGTTGATGCGGTTTTGGCTGCCGGTGCTAGTGTTGTGCTGCAGCAACGCGCCGTTGCCGGTAGGCGTCCCCGCCGGCAGCCGGAACCACCCCGCGACGTAGGTCGCCCCGGTCCACCCCGCTTGAAACGCAGCCGCCGTGCCGAGCAGGCTCGGGTTGGAGTCGGCAGCATTTCGCATCCGGAACTGCACCCCACCGAGTTCACTCAGGCGCGTGGGCTGGCTCGCGATGGTGGCTTGCACGAGATTGCCCACCGTCTTGCCGTTGCCCTCGGGCACGACGAAACCCGTCGTGCCGAGCCCCGTCGCCTGGCTGGCAGTCCACCAATAGCCCGCCGCCACCTCCGGGATGCTGCGCGGATCGAACCCCGATTGCTGGGCGACGTTGGTTCTGCGGTGCCGGGTCTTCATCGGTTGTAGCTCGGACTGCGCTGGACGCTCAGTGGGCCCGTACCTACGACGCTGGGCACGTGGTGACCGATCAAGGCCTCGATCCGGGCCCGTTCCACGACCGAATCATTGTGCTGGCCTTGCTTGTCCCGGTCCCGGATGGAAATCTTCGCGACGAAATCCCAGATGAGCCATTGGCAGCAGAGCTCGTCCGGGAAGAGAAACAGATGCGTCGTGGTCGTGATGTCCGTCCACTCGGGCAGGTAGGAGATCTTGTAGGTGCCGTTCGAGCTGAAGGGCGCGAGCGCGATCTTGCCCGCGGTGAACGTCGTCGTCGTCACCGTGCCGTGGCTCTTGGGCGCGTAGACCAGAGGCCTCCGGTGCCCCGAGGCCTGCCCCGATCGGTACTCGCTCCGAAGGGTCGTCCAGTCCCGCCGGTCGAGCTCCGTCCACTCCCCGTCGGAGTAAACATCGATGCGCTTGATGCTCACCGCCCCCGAGGGCCAGTCGATGAGCGAATACTGCTCGTTGGTGTCCGCGCGGGACGTGGGGAGAGATGCGAGGGAGGTCTCCACCAGGTAGTAATCAAAGCCCCTCGTCACGAGGAACGTCTGCAGCGCCCGGTAGCTGTCGTTGACGTAAGAGATCGCGTCGTCGGTCTCATGACGGGCAGAGGTGCCCGTGCCGAGCACGATGTCGGCCATCTTGACGCAGCGGTTCAGGACCGCAGACAGTGCCCGGGTGAGCGGCATTAGGCCTCGTCCGTGTCCTCGTCGGCCGTGGGCTCCTCGCCGGGGCCGTAGGCCTTCTCGTCCCGCAGATCGACGCACCGCTCGATGGCCATTTTGAAGGCCTCCATCTTCTCCGGCGTGTCCATGCCGGCCGCCTCGGCGTGCATTTTGAACGTCTCGTCCAGATCCTCGGCGCCCGCGGCCTTCTCCGCGTCCTCTTCGTCCGCGGACTCGCCCTGTTCCTCGAGGGCCATATCGTCGTACATCTTGGGATCAGCAGCCATGGAGGGTCCTTTCGTAGAGTCGCAGCCGGTTCGGCGTATCGCCGTTCCGATCAAATCCGAGCGGGATGAGCCATTCATCGACCGCGAGCTTGTCCGCGCGCGAGTGGCACTCGATGAGCACCGCCCGCACCCCGGGTAGTTCCGTTGGGGCGAGGTGCTTTTCTCCCCCCTCGATGTCCACCACCAGCACCGTCGGCTGGTGCCACTCGATGAGGGTCGAGAGCCTGGTGCCGCCCACCCGCTCGGTGCCCTCGTGGCCCAGATGGGTCTTGGTGCTCCAGAGATGCGGGGCGCGCTCGAGCCAGCGGTCCCCGCCGTCGGCGCTCACGGCCCCGATGAGCACGGCGGGATAAATGTGGTTGGCGTGAAAGGTCTCCTGGAGGACCGGGAGCATTTGAGGATCGGCCTCGACCGTGAGGACCCGTTGTGCACCGAGACGCCGGGCGCACCGAACCGCGACGAGCCCGAGGCCACCGCCGAGTTCTAGAACCCGGTCTCCGTCGACCAACAGGCGATCGAGCGCATCGCACTCGGCCCGCTCATACTTGCCTCGGGTGAGACTGTCCCGGATCACCTCCGAGAATCTCTCCTGTAGCGGCACCGTTACCCCGAGCGAGAGGATGTTGGTCACTGGAGCGCCCCCAGGCTCGGCGTATGCAGCGGGCGCACGGTGACGCCCGGGCGGGGCAGTTCCTCGGGCTGGGCACCATGCAGAGCCTGCAACAGCTGGCGCGCGCCCTGCTGGCACTTCTGCCCGCGAAAGCCCACCCGCGTCCGATCGGACGGCGCCGAGGTCACCAGCTGCGCCCAGCGCGACGCGTTCTGCGGGTTGGTTTCCTGATCGGTGTAGGCCAGGATCCAGCCGAACTCCGGAATGAAGCCGGCATGGTCGGCGAGGCCCTTCGCCGCGAGCTCGCGCGCGTCCCCGGGCCTGCCTTCGAGCACGTACTGCTCGCAGAGCAGATACCGCATCCAGGCCGTCTCGTGGGAGTTCAACGCCAGGGGCAAGGCCGCCTCATAGTCCGCCCGGGCTTCTGCTTGCCTGCCGAGCCCCATGAGGCACGTTCCCCGGTGGCGTCTCCAGCGGTAGCAGTCGTCCCCCGATTCGATCATCTCGGTGCAGGCCGTGACCCCGCGCTCCCAGCGCCGGCGCTCCCCGCTCTCGTCTTTGGGGAGTTCCCAAAAGTGCCCGGGAAGGCGGGAGCCTGCGACGTCTCGGCCATCGAGGAATTCGCAGACCTTGCCGTGCCAAAAGGCTTGGGTGTCCGTGCGGATGATCCGTTCCTTGAAATATCCCGTGTCCCGGTCGGGCAGGATCCAGACGTCCGCCTCGGGGTGGCGCTCAATTACGGCGCGAAAGTCCGGGCCAAGCGCGATGCGCTCGTCGGGATCGAGCGTGAGCGCGTAGTCGAAACCCATGTGCCGGGCTTGCTCGAGCGCAAATTGCCTCGCTGCGCCGTAGTCTCCGAGCCAGCAGAATGGCACCGCGCAAAGGGACCCGTCCCCGACGGCTGCCGTGGCCGCGAGGAACGCGCCGTCTCCGCCGCCGCTCTCGATGAGCAGGAACTCGTCGACCTGATTTTTGACCGACGCGATCGCGTCCCCAACGATGGACTCGGAGCCGGGTCCGAGTAGCACCGTGCAGCAGATTTTCATGGTGTCGCCTTTGCTCTCGCCTTCAAAAATTCACGCGGGCGGCCCAGAAAAGGCGAGTAAACGGGGCCGCCCGCGGAAAGCTTAGACCGCCGAGTACCCCTGCTTTTCGGCCTTGCCCACGAACACCTCGACGTAGTGCTTCAAATTGTCGTCGTTGATGTTGGCGTTGACGGCCGTCACCTGCACCTCGACGTTGTTCGAGTTCATGACCAGGCGATGGTTGTGCGGGGGCCAGATCTCGAACGCGAGATCCAAGCGCGTGCCGACCTTCGGGTCATCGGTGAGCACGTCGGTCGTCGTAAAGCCTTCCCAGAACACCACCGCGCCGGTGCCCGCGCCGAGCCCGTCGAGGTTGGTGTAGTTGATGGCCACATTCACGCCCGCCGCCGTCACGCTCACCAGCGTTGCGTCCAGCGTGCAGCCCTTGTTCAGGATGAGCCGGTTTTGTGGCACCACGAGATCGGCAACGCCGCTGGCGATGTCGCTCAAGGCCAGGCCCTTGGAGGCGAAGATCGTCGTGATGGTGGTGAGCGCCGTGATGGTCGCGGCAAAGTGCACCCGTCCGAGATCGAACGCGGTGCCGTTCTGCTCGCTCCAGCCGTTGACGATCTTCTGACCGAGCAGCACCGGGGTGGTCCCGCCGAGCACGCTCTCTACGGTCTCGTAGAAATACGTGTCGTTGTCCGTCAAGCACCAGGACCGAAGACGGATCTCCCGGATGGTCCGGGAGGGGAATGTGACACCCTCGTCCGTCAAGTCGACGGCTTGCAGGTTGCTCGTGTCGGTCGTCGCTTGGACCTCAGCCTTGAAGTCCGGTTGCTTCAGGACTTCGGCTTGGGCCGTCGCGCGCTGCGCGGCCGTGCCCACACCGAGGAAGGCGTAGGCGAGCTTTTGATAGAGCGCAGCTTGGTCTCGGGTGTACGGGTCGAAATCGCCCGTTTTCCAGGTCAGTGTTGCAGCCATGGGGAAAACTCCAGAGGAAGAGAGAGGGGGTTAGGGGCGCTCGAGCTTCAGGGTGAGCCGCACTCGGGCGTCTTGGGTCCCCTCTTCGAGCGCGAGAGCGTCCGAGAGGACCACGATTTTGCACGTGCCTGCGGTGGCGCTCATGTCGCCCACCCGCGCGATCTGCTCGGCGGTGCCCGCCGTCGGGGCCTCGATCGAGCAGTGCATGACCCAGGCCCGGAGGGACTTGGGGAAGGTGATGTTGGTGATGCCGGTCGATGCCCCGTCCACGACGGGAGTGGCGATACCGGGGTCCCGGTCGCTCTGGGCGGTGTCGAGCGTAACCTCCCCGGTGGCCCCCGAGTACGTGTACTCGAGGGTCCAGAAGTCGGCGCTCTTGCCGCTCGAACGGACCGGAGTCCCTACGCCTGCTGTTCCACTCATGGTCTTCCTTTCAGTTCAGGGAGGCCTGAGATTAGGCGGCGGTGTTGACGCGCGCGTGCGACCCGGGGAAGCCAATGGTGTTGGCGAGGGACGAGAACGTCCTCACCTCGAAATCGTTCGACCCTTCCATGGATCGAGTGACCTGCCCGCCGGGGAATTTCACCAGATCGAGCAGCTTGCCGCCGCCCAGGGCCGAGTAGAGCTTCAGCGAATCGGGCGACAGAATGAACCCCGAGCCCTTGTTCTTGTACGGCTCGCTGATCAACTCGGTGGCCCCGTTGGCGGTGTTGATCGTGATCGACATGAAGCCGTCCTCGGTCTTGGTCGCCGGCGAGCGCTGCAGCTGAGCAGTGAGCTCCTCGTCCGCCGTGCCGAAGTCCTCGGCGTTCAGAACGCATTTCGTCGCGCCCTTGGCCATGTCGGTGTATCGAGACCGCATCTTGGCGATGAGGCGCTTCACCCGTGCGACGATGCTGCCGACGGCCTCGTTAGAGCTGAGGCGTGCCCCAGAGAGCGTGGCCGAGTCCGACCGGGCCACCCCGAGGAAGGTGTCGTTCGCGCGCGAGCTGGGGAGGTAGGCTTCCAGGGGGACGATGATGTCCTCCTGCTCGCCGTTGCCCGTGAGCCCGAGGTTGAACACGTAGTAGGCGGTGCCGCCCACCCAGCCGCCAGGGTTGGCTGCCGTGTCCGGATCGGCGAGGGCCGCAACCCGAATGAAGCCGTCTTCCACGTCGGCGTCGAGCACATAGCCGACGTCCCCCACGAGGGACTGCGACGACTCGCCCGTGCCGGCGGCGATGACCACGTTGTCACCGGGCTGGAAGTTGCGCGCATCGGACGGATCCGTGAAGCGGATCGCAAAGGTCGGGTAGGGGCTCGATGCCGTCTCGACGTAGGTGCCGAGACCGCCTGCGAGACCCGAGCGCCCAAAGAGCAGCTGGACCAGCTTGCTCCCGCACTCGGCGAGGCCCTTCTCCATCTCGAGCTCGAGGGCTTGCGCCTCTGCGGCCTCGGAGAGCTTGGACTGGATGATGTCCTCGTAGGGGACGCGGAACGAGCCGCGCGTCTTGCCGAACGGGACTTGCCAGCGGTAGTGCCGGCCGTTCTTGTTTTGCGCCGCGATGGCCTGAGCGTCGGTGAGGTTGCCGCTCATGCCTGCCGCACCGCGGAGCATGAACCGGGACTCTACGGACGCGCCGCCGGCTTCCTTGATCTGGAAGAGCTTGATCGACGGGTTGGCGCGGACGCTAGCTTGATGGGCGAGATCGCCCTCGACATACGAGATGTTGAGGAAATTCGTTGCAAACGTAATGTCCGACATCGCGGACCTCCGAAGGGAAACCTGGCTGGGACAACGAATGGCTTCGTTGCAGAGCGCTCGGTTAGGCTTCGGGAGCCTGGCGGCCTAGCTGTCCGCGCGGGTCTTTTGGAGGGTCGCCCGTCGACCGCTTATCTCGTGAGAGGTCAGCTGAGCGGAACTCTATCGCGAGTCCGGCCGTGCGTCAAATCGGACTAGCGCTTGCTCGCGCGCTTCTGGCCCTTCCTGGGCGGGTTCATCCGATCGATCTCCGCTAGCTCCTCCTCGGTGAAGCCTCCCAGCACCGTCGTGGCGGGCGGGCAATCGATGTCCGCGGTCTCGGGCTCGCCCGGGTCCGTCGCTTTCGGCAGAGCCTCATCGCCCAAGACCTCCTCCGGGGTCGGGACATATCCCACCCGGATCGGTCCTCCCTCGGGCGGGAGCTTGCCTTCGAGGCGGAGCTTGGCGAGCGCATCCGGGAGGTCTCCCCTGACCTTCGGTTGCCCGGCGCTCACCGCCGCGGCCTTGGCCTTCAGCTGCCTCGTGAAGGCGGGGTCCATGACGCTCCCGCCCTTGCGCTGGTCCTTCAGCTTGTTGGCGAGCTTGGCCCTCTCGCGCCTCGCCTCGGAGGCCTCGCGGGCTTGCTGCTCGGGGGATTTCTTCAGCTGGACGCGTCGGATTTGATCGCTGATGCTCGCCATGGCCGGGAGGGTAGCACGGGCTAGGGTCGGCGGGCAGCCTCGGCCGAATTGCGGATCTCCACATCCACGCGCTCGGCCTTCCAGATCTCCCAGCGCCGCCCGAACTCCGGATCGGCGTAGGTCGTGGCGATGTGGCCCGGGTCGAGGATGTCGAGGAGCAGGTAGCGCAGCACGGCTCGATTGTAGTCGGCGGCTTTCCCCGCGAGGCGCACCAGGACGCCGGACGACCCGCGCAGAGCGTCGCATCCATTTAGGTCCAGGTCGGGATTGATGTGGATGATGCGCATGTCCTCGGCGAAACCCGGCTCTGGCCATCCTCCCGCACTCCACCGGCACGGGGAGCTCTGGCACTCGAAGCACTCCGCCGGTCCGAGCAGCCGCGTACACTTCGCGTGTTCGGCCTGGGCTTCCAAAGACCGGACGCAGCGGTTCCGGACGTGCTTGGGTGGCGACAGGAACGGATCGTATAGCTCGATGGCCCGATCGAACATGTTGGGCTGGCGCAAGGGGACCGTCTCCCGGTCGACGGACGCGAGGATCTTGTTCTCCACCTGCATCAGCGCTGCGGCGTTCTGCATCGCGGTCCGCTCTCGGAGCGCCCGAGCATTCGCCAAGATCTCGGCTCCGGTGATCATACGGAACTCATAGGGATCGGGGTGTGCCAGCGGGATCCACGGCAGCGGCTTCGCCTCCCCCTCCGGCACGGCCGCATACATCGCCTCGAGCGCGGGGCAGAGCGCGAGGGACAGGTCCCGGAGCGCCTGGGGGTACTTCTCCAGCATGTCCCGATCGCAGAAGCTGCACCCGAGGGACTTGCTCGGGTCTTGCCGGCAATCGATGAGGGATGCCGCTAGGCTGAGCGCGAAACGAGCGACTCCGCTCACATGCTCGCTCGATAGGCTCAACGCCTTCCCCGCCCCTGGGCTCTCCGCGTCGTACCACTGCCAGAATCGCTCGAGGGTCTTCATGATGCGCCTTTCGTTGGGGCGGAGCTTACCCGGCCTGGGTCCACTCGTCGACTATCACCGCGCGCGAGAGGGGCTCCGAATGCACCGCGCACCGGATGGCAACGAACCCTTCGCCAGAGATGTCCCGCCGGAGATCTTCCGGGTCGCGTTGCATCACCTGAGCGCAGAGGTCGACCATGTCGCCGCGCGCGAGCAGGAACGTTGGCACCTTCCCGCTCCGGAGAAAGCACTGGACGGCGGCCTCCGAGATGAGGGCTTGCCAGTCAGTCATGGTCCCCGCAGACCGCTTCCTCCGGCGGGTCCACGTCACAGTTCATGCAAACGCCAGCGCACATGCCGCCGTCGATCCGTTCCAAGCACCGAGGACACCGAGCCTCTATCGGGCGTCCCTCTCGGTTGAGCTTTTCGACCAAGCGCCGCGCGCGCGTGGTCACCGTGACCGTTCCTGCCTCCGGGTCCACGTGCGTGATGGCCACGCCAACGCCCTCCGTTGCCGCACGCAAGAGCGCTTGATCATACCCCTCGGGCGGCTCTCCGCTCAGCATGGCCTCGGCGCTGGGCCAGGTGAGGACATCGCCGGCCGTGAAGCGCGCCGTGTCCGCTTCCTCGACCCGCCGATCGACGTCGAAGATTTCAGACCGGACCGGGAGGTCTCGTCTCGCCTTCGTCGAGCGCGGATCCTTATCCACGCCAATGACGTACGCGCGCGCCGCTGCGGCCGTTGCTGCCTTTCCAGGGCGTCTCCCTCCCCACGTCTTGACCTCCTCCAGGAACGCGCCCGGGACGAGCACCCCGAGCCACTGGAGCATGAGGAAGCCGATTTCGGACTGGGGGCGCATCATGGCTCGGAGTCCTTCCGGATCTTCCGTAGGAACGGGCTCTCGCGCGTGGACACGGCATGCAGCGCGTCCCCGTCGTGGCCCCCAAACAAGTCCCGCATGAACTGGTCCTCGATGCGCTCCCGAAGGACGACGCGCCGAGCCCAGAGGTAGATACGGAAGGGCCAAGCCCTGACCCGTTGCCAGAGCGGCAACGGCGGAGGGTCGGGCCAAGCCACCACCTCGACGCAGAACCCGTCGCTCTCGAGGGCCCGTTTCAACTCGTCCCGCGGGATGAACTCCCAACCGTTCGGATCCATCTCCAGGCTCTTCATGCACCCGGCGAGTCGGAGGCCCTTCACGATGTCCTCGATCGTGGTCCCGGAGCAGCGCCCGACGTCGATGCGGAGGGTGGTCAATCCAGCCTCCGAATCAGCGTGCGCAAGTCGTCGAGGTGCTCCCGGAGTCTCCGGTTTTCGTCCTCCAGAGCCTTCAAGCGCTCGACGTCGCGTTGCGCGTTCTTCAGCTCGGCATACGTGCGCGCGTTGGCCTCTCGGCACGCGGTGAGTTCTTCCTTCAGCCGCGCGGCGTCCAGCGGCTTGGTCATCTCGCTGGCCTTGGCGATCCGATCGGCCTGGGGCGGGTTGAGCCGGTCGATGTCGGCGAGGTCTTTGGGTGTGAGGTCGTCGATATTCATCAGTACGCCCCTTTCCCGCACTTGACGCACGTGTCACCGTGGGACCCGTAGCGATGATCGCACACCGATTGCTCGGAGGTGTTCTCCCAGTCGATCCGGTTGTCCACGAACGGCCCATCGTTCATGCCCATGGAGATGTTGGGGCCGAACTCCTGCATGAGGGACCAGAGCGGACCGCGCCAGAGGTTGGCCTCGGTGACACTCGACCGGCGGTGAAGATAAGGGACCCCGAGATCGGTCTCGTATTTGTCGAGCATGGTCAGCCCGGCATCGGTGAGACGCACCGAGACCAGGTCGTTCATGTTGAGCGTTGCCTTGCCCGGGTTGCGTAGGTCGGTCAATCCACACCCCCGATCGTCCGGTAGCTCTCGATCGGGATCCAATGCTTCTCCACCTGGATCATGCAGCCCTGGACCGGGCCATAGTCGCTCTTGAAACCCATCTTCCCGGCCTTGCTCGAGCAAGCTGCTTCCTCGACGCCGCAGAACGCGAGGAAGACCAGAACCCCGACGATCACACTGCCAATGAGACTTGGCATCAGCCCGCTCCGCCCGCGTACCCCGCCTTGCGCATCGCTGCGGCAATGGCCCTCTCGCACGTCGGGAGAGTGTCGGCGATCATGCGGATGAGTTCGTCGTCGCTCGGGAGTACCGAGCACGAGACCTGGAAGAATTGCTTCTCTGGCAGTGCCGGCCCGTCAAACGTGAAGCGGATCGCCGTGCCGCCGTCGTCGATGATCGCGATCTGCGTCGCCATGGCTTCGAGCACGGGGTGTTTTGCCAACGCCGTCTTGGCTGCATTCAGTAACAGCCGGTTGATGGCCGCGGTCTCAGGGTGGTGCTGAGCTGACAGATCGTTCATGGGTTTCGCCTTTCATGAGAGAGCCGGGACGGTATCACGTCCGGCCGGGGCCTGCTAGGCGGCGCGATTCTGGCGCCAGCGGGCAAACTCGATCGTAGCCTGTTCGTCCCTCTTTTCCTGTTCCTTGTACCATTCTGGGGTGCCCGGCTCCGGCGGGAGTTCCTGCTCGAGATCGTGTTGCCTGCTGAGCGTCCCGGCGTACAGAAGCGCGTCGAGCGAGTGGTCGCCGAAAGTGCCGTGATGGTCACTCCGGCGAGCGTTCCAGGGCACCGTTCGGAGCTGCCGGATGAGCGAATCGCACCCTTCATGCACGTGCAACGTGCCCGCGCCGAGCTGGGAATCCGTCATCCAGATCGCCCCGGCCTTGATCGGGTTCTTCTTCACCGCGACGATCGGCAGGTTGTAGATCTTGCGGAGGTCATCGACGATGCGCGATCCCAAGCCCGCCGAGTCGCCCGCGATGTGAGACACGTGGTAGGCCTCGCAGAGCTTGCGCGTGATGGAGGCGAGCTCTTCCGTGCTGCAATCGGTCTTCTCGAACGACGCAATGACGTGCCCGTGATGGATCGTCCGGACCCGGTCCCCAATGACGGACTCGGTCACGATGTAGCGCACGACGACCCAGGCCGAGGGCGAGGCCGTGCCGCCCAAGTCGAGGCCCATCACGGTGTATCCGCCGACGGGGATCATGTGGCGAGGCAACAGCTGCCCGCCCCAGCGCTGGTAGCAGAGGCCCTCGGTGTCCGCGCAGAACTCCCCGAGCCATTCGCGTCTGTAGCCCGCGTCGTTGGCGGGGAGGTTGTTCTCTCGCAAGTGAGAGTCGAGGACCATCTGCTCCCGGCCCTTGAAGAGCGGGTTGTCCCAGATGGTCATGAAGTGCACGGACGCGCCCATCTTGGAGACGTGCCGGTTGCCGCCCACCATCTGCTCCCAGTAGCAATCGGGCTCGTACCCAGCGGTGCCCGCGAGCACGATGCCTCTGCCCCCGAGGCCTTTGAAGTCCGCCGTAGCAGGCCCGAAGGTCTCCCGGACGGCCTTCTTTAGAAGTTCCTGCCTCTGGGCGCCGCACTCGTCGAAGATGACCTCGGGGAACCGATGCCCGCGGCCTTTCTCCACGTCCGGCACCGTCGACAGACCGAAGATTTGGATCGTGCCCCCCGACGGGGTGCGGACCTTGTAATCCCCTCGGGAGATCCGGAGGTGCAGATCGAAGCGCTTGCTCAGCTCCTCGAACTTCGGAAACACGATGTCCGCGCCCTTGGCGATGCTGGGCATGACGTAGGGGATCGTCTCGCCGGGGAACTGGTCGGCGATCTCGATCGCCTCGATGCAGAGGACCTCGCTCTTACCCGATCGACGAGTGCCGTGGACCACGCGCACGGGAGAGGGATCGAGCCGGAACCGGAGCTGCTTTTTATGCAGGTGCCCGGTGAGATCGATCCGGGGTTCGTACTCGGTGAACGAGTCCTCCCAGTGCTCCCACCAGCCCGGCTCGAGGTCGGGAGCGAGTGTTCTAGGCCGGCGCGGCATCGGGGCCCGTCTCCCCCGAAGCCTCATGCGGGGCGGCCAAGAGCGCCGCGGCTTGCTTCTCGTAGAAGGCGAGGATCTTCGTGATGACCGCGCGGTCTTTCTTGGTGATCCCCTTCGGCATCCGAAACCAGTCGTGCGCCTTCATATCGGCGAGCATCCGGGGGGGAGGGTTGTCGAGGAGATGCCCTCTCGTGCGCTGCTGCCGGTCGGGCCGCTCGAACTCGTCGGGAGCCGTCCGGACGAACCCCCCAAAATCCGCCGGGTGCATGAGCTCGAGATACGTCTTGGTGGCCATGGGGTTGTGTGACGCCATGACCTTGAGGTGCGCCATTTCCTGGCCCACGTCGGCGGCCTCGTACTGGTAGATCCTCCGGGCCAGATCGATCGATAGCCGGCTCCCGGTCCCCGAGGCCCCGTCCTGGAGCCAGCGCTCGAAGGTCTTGGGAGACACGCCACAATGGAGCGCAGCAAAGCGCCTCGGCATCGGGGTCTCCCGAGCCGCGACCAATCGATCGACGAGGTCCGTGGTGAGCCCGTCGCCGTCCTCGCCGACGGCGCGTTTGCGGGTCATGCCGCGGCCTCTCGCTCCTTTCTCGTATCACCGGTGTCCCACTGCACCAGAGACCGGAGGCGGTCCCAGGGCGTAAACCGGTGCCGGGTGCCGTAGGCGTAGAGGTCGACGCTCATCGTGGGCATGAAGAGCGCGACGAACCCGATGGCAGACCGATCGGGGTGGACCTCGATGCGTTCCTTCTCCCGGATGGGATTGCGGTTCAGGCCGAAGCCGACGAACTTGTCGATGGGCTTTTCCACCACCGCCATGCCGCCGGTCCCCACGTCGAGCACCTTCTCTGCCGCGATGGTGACCCGCGACCAGGTGCGGTCGTTCGTCTTCAGGCCCTGAGCGAGGGTGGTGTCGGGGAGGATGAGCTTCGTTTTATTGTCCCGCATCGTGAGGCGCTTCAGGCTCGCGGGGTCTTCCTCGGTCAACATGTAGGCGCCCAAGGGGGTCGGCAGCCGCGCCCCGACGTCGAATCGGCAGAGCGCCGCGTCGATCGGCAAGTCGTAGAGCGTCTCGCCCTCGTGGGGGAAAGCGTGGCTCACCTGAGCGAGATCAAAGCCGATGATGCTCCCCACGGGGCAATGAGGCAGCAGCCTTTCGGGCATCCAGACGGCGCCTCGGCCCATGCTGTGGACTTCCCCGAAGGCAAACTGATTGGGACGGCTGGTGACGTCGTAACTGATGGTGTTGTCGATCCGCACCTTGCCGAAGATGGCCGAGTCGATCTCCTCCCCGCTGGACACGAATTCGCAGACGAGCTTGTGAATGTCCGGGCGGGGCTTGCAGAGGAGCGTGTTGTTCATCGCGCGGATCACGGTCGCATCCCCCGCGTCTGCTGCTCGGTCATGCGTCGGGCCAGAGCGATCCTGGACTCCCTCGTATCGTCGAGCGACGGGCGCTTGCCGCCCGCGGTCTTGGGCGGCTCGGCCAAGCGAGGCTTGGGCGGAGGCTTTCCGGTAGAGGTCCCCGCCTTGGCGACCGGAGCCGCTTGCGCCGCCGCGGCGGGGGTAATGCCGAGGCGCTTCAATTTCCGCACCTCGCGCGCGTGCAGCTCGTCGAGCACCTGCTTGGGGGTCTTCTCGAAACGGCCGTTTTTCCAGGACTGCTCGTACGCCTGGAACGCTTCAGCGAGCGCATCCGGGTCGGGCCCCTCGGGGTCGTCCGGGTTCTTGAGGAACGGGTGCGCCTTGTGGGTGGCCGCGAACTTGCCCAAGGCCGTGGCGCGCTTCTCCGAGATCGACTGCTGGCCCTTGGCTTTCTCGGCCGCGGCTTTCTCGTCGGCCTTTTGCTTCTCGAAGGCGTCCCGCTCGGCCTTCAGTGTTGCCCGGGACTCGGCGAGCGCTCGTTCTTCTGGGGTCGCCGGCTCGGTCTTGCCCATGCCCGCAGAGGCGATCCGCTGGGTGATGGTGGCCAGGCTCGAACCCTTGGCCATGCGCTCGACGGCTTTGGCAAAGTCCACATAGCGGCCGTCCTCCCAGGCCTGTTCGGCCTTGGCGACCCAGCCGAATTTCTGTTCCGTGTGCCGGAGCAGATTGGACGCGCGCGCGCTATCCGCCTGGAGCTCCGTTTTGGCCTTGGCGATCATGTCTTGATCGCGCCTCACGCGCTCGGCGTGCTTGCGTTCCCGGACCGATAGCGCCTTGAAGGCCTTGGTGGTGACGCCCTTCAGCTTGACGTCTCGTCCCAGGGCTTTGACCGCTCCGTCGAGATCGTCCTTCTCGAGCGCGAGCACGGCCGCGTCGATGCGTTCCTTGTCCGAGCCGTAGGTGCCGCTGGACTCGGCGTCGGTCGCTTCAGCCGGCGCGCTCTCGGCCGCTGGCGTCTCCGGAGGCGCTTCGCTCGAGGTGCCAGCGTCGCTTCCCGTAGACGTCGGTGATGAGCCAGCCGCCGCTGCGGGGCTCGATGCTGCGGACGAGCCGGACGTCGCGGGGGCCGCTATTGGGGCAGCGGGACTCATCGAGGATGCAGCGGAGACTCTCGCTGCGAATGTTGCTGGATCTGCCAAGGGTTTCGCCTTTCATGCCGCGAGCGGAGGTGCTGCGGTTGGGGGTGCTGCGGGTGCTCCAGCGCCCGGAGGCGCCGGCGGCTGGTTGAGCGTCGCGATGCGCTTCTCTTCGCTCTCGATGAGCGTCACGCAATCGTTGCAGAACTTCTCGAAATAATTCAAGCGCGGCTGGGGCGCCTTGCTCTGCCGCGCCCGAAGGAACGCATTGGCCATGATGCGCAAGGCACTCCGGATGCCTTCGAGCTGCATCCAGCGTTCCGGCGGCTGGTAGAAATCCCGCTGGGCCATGATGGGCGCCGGGCTCTTCAAGTAGCGTTTGATCTGATCTTCGACCCAGCCGTCGAGCGCGTAGATCTGGTCCTTCATGCGATCGAGGTCGTAGTTCTGACTCATGCGGACCATGTCGGCGCCGATGAACGGCACGGAGGGATCCTTGAGCCAACGTTCGGCCTTTTCGAGCCGGGATTTGGGGGTGTCTTTGCCCTCGCCGACGGGCTTGATTTCCAGGATGTATTTGTCGTCGTCGAGATCGAGATCGGCGGCGGTGACCTGCCGGCGGAACTCCTTGTCCCCGATCCAGCGCTCGAAGCCCTTCTCTGCCAACGATTGCAGCACCCAGAGCATGATCTTCGTCGTGCCCACCGCGCGGACCTGGATGCTCCGCCGCTCGGCATCGGCAAAAGACTCGGTGTAGTAGCTCGCCGCCAGGCTCTCCTGCACGCCGGAATTGACGTTCTTGGGGCTCGCGCTCGTGACGTGACTCCGCGGGATGCGGGTGTCGTCGAATTGCGCTTGGTCGTAGACGGCCTCGAGCGCGAGGGAGTCGCGGCTGAATTTGGGCGAGTCCATCACCTTGAACGCGCCCTCGATGGGGCCGTTGACCTCGATGATCGAGACCGCTTGCGATTGCGCGAGCTGGCTCTTGACGGCCTGCGATCCCGCCGTCCCGGACTGGACGGCGATGATGACCTGGGAGGTCTTGCGCTCGGCCGAGTCGACGTCGTGGAGGATCCGGTTCTGGTACCGGCTGAGCATGTAGACGCTCTGGGTGAGCGGCGTCCCGCTGTCCCCGCCGAGCTCGATGTCGTACTCCCATTTCACAAACGGCGGCAGGTGCTTTTCGTAGTCGCGATCCCGGAGGATCGTCCCGTCTTTGAGGCAGAACATCTGCCGCCCAGGTTCTTGCCCGACCTGCACGGCCCAGCCCATGATGACCCGGACCTCTCGCCGTTGGAGCACGAGATGCGCGGTGGAGGTCATCGCGTCGGCGGCGGGAAGCACGCCCTTGCCCGCGACGAAGGCGCCTGCTCTCGGCTCTACGTTCGCGTAGATCTGTTCCTTGAACTTGTTGCCGAACTTTCGGACCGCTTCCTCGGGCAGCATCCAGACGGTGCGGACGCAATGCCGGAGGGGCCCATAGCGATAGGCGCGATAGATGCCGAGGGTCAGGGTGTCGTCGAGCTCACACTCGGGTCTGGTGGCGTTGTCGTAGTCGATGCAGAAGACCGCGTATTGCCCGGTCGAAGCCGCAGCGATGAGGGCCCCGTGCCGGTGCATCTCGGCCACGTCGTTGAACTGCCCGTGGGGCTCGGCAAACTCCGCGCAGATCGTCTGGTCGAGATCCTCGGCGCCGTTCACCTGGTCGAAGCTCCCGCCCTTGGTCGTGAATTGAGGCAAGGGGGAATCATTGGCGAAGCTCTTGGCGACAAACGTCTGGCACAAGGCCCGGCACCGGTTCTTGATGACCGGGGCTTCCAACCCGGGAAAGATGTTGGTGCTGTTGGTGACGTCGGCGCCCCAGGCCGAGATGTTCGTGAGATTGAACCCCTCGTAGAGCGAGGCGAACCGGTAGGCGCGAGACGCCTTGTAGCAGTTCTCCATCATCGCCCGCTCACTGAGGTCCACTAGATCGCGCGCGGCGTCCGACTTCTTCCGGCGGAGCATCCAGCAGTCTGCGTCCAAGTTGTTTGCGGTGTCTTCGATGGATCGCTTTTTCATCGGCTTCCCTTCGAAAGACTCTTCCATGATGTGCCTCGACGGATGTCGCGGACGGTGCCCTGGCTAATACCAAAGCGTCCGGAGAGGACGGCTGCGGGCAGCCCGCAATCTCGGACGTAGAGCGCCTGCTCCGCGTTCAGCTTGGCCATGGGGTGGCTTTCGCCTTTCTTCTTGGGGATCCTCGTTCGTCCTTTGGCCTGGCGATCCTCCGCATTTTGCCCCGCAGTGCCCAGGAACAAATGCTCCTGGTTCACGCATGCCGGAGTATCGCAACGGTGGCAAACGCACATGCCATCCGGGATGGTTCCGTTTGCCACGACCCATGCGGCCCGGTGGGCCATGATCCGCGTACCACTACGATTACTGCCGATGACCCCGTACTCGCGCCCATTCGTACGCACCGCGCCCAGCCACAACAGACACCCCGTGTTGGGCTCGGGGCACGAACGCATCTCCAGGGCCTCTGCCCATGACTTGGCGCGAATCATCAGGCGCCGCCTTTGTTCGTGACCGATGACTGGATCGCGCTGAGACCACTCGGGCCCGCGCTCGTACTGAGCTGGTCGATGTCCACGTCGGGCTCCTTGCCGGACGGGCCTCGCGCCGCGTCGTCCTTCAGGGACTGACCGATCATGTCGGCCGCCTTGCTGCTGAAGAACGGCCCTGCCATGCCGTCGGCCTCAAAGAGAATATCCAGCTGCAGCTTGGTCGAGAGCGGCACGTTGCGGAAGTTCTTGCCGACCTCTTCCACGACGTCCGACCGGAGTTGCTCGTAGAGGTCCGGGGAGGACTCTCGCAGGGTCTTCATTTGTAGCCCCGTTGCGGTGCCCGCGTCGATGTCCTCGAGCACGGAGTTGGGGTCAAAGACCGTGTTGTAAATCGTCGCAAACTCCCTCAAGGCGGATTGGCTCACCGGGGTTCCGTTGGGATACATCATGGTCGTCTGGATCCCGGGGGGGAGATTGGCCCGGATGTAGCGGACGTTCTCCGCCGTGCGTGCCGCGATCTTCTGATAGAGATCGGGGTTCATCTTGGGGAGATCTTCGAGCGACGCGCCCAAGGTCTCGTAGAGCGCCTCGGGGCTGACCTGCTCGGCGTCGAGGATCTTCTTCTTCGCCTCGAAGCTCTCCTCGGGCCCGGAGTAGTCCCCCTGGAACCGCTCGAGCGCGCTCAGCGCGGGCTTGGCGGCGAGGCCCAGAGCCCCTACCCCCGTGGTGAGCCCGATGGGGCTGGTCAGAATGCCTTTGATGCCCTCGCCCACGCCGACGTTGCCGGCTTCGGTGTCGGTGAGTTTTCGCCCGGAGAGATACTCCGCGGCGGCCGCCTTCGCGTCGGTGTCGAGGTAGTCCCCCGCCTCGTCGGTGCGCTTGGTCGAGTGCTTCTCCACGGCGCCGCTGAACTCGTCGAGGTCCGCCTTCAATCGATCATACTTGGCCCGGGCCTTCGGGCGCAGTTCGTCGGGGCTCGTGTGCCCACCGTGAGTCAAATCATCGATCTGCGACTCGAACTCCTCCCGGAGTTTTTGGATCGATCCGTGAAGACTCTCCCGGGCCCGATCGATCCGATCCGCATGACGCTCGGCGATGAGGTTCTGCCCGATCTCGTCTTCCTCGCCCTTCGGGACGTTGGCCTCGAGCTCCTCGAGCTTGTCGAGGCGCTCTTTCATCTTGGTCGAGAGCCGGTCGATCTTCGGGGAGGCGCCGCCCTCGACGACGACGGCGCCCGATTCGCCCGCGCGCGCCTTGCGGTTCTCCAGGATGTCCATCGCGCGTCGCAGCGCCGGGGACTGCGCCTTGGCTTCTTCCTTCACGGCCCCCGTCACCGAGTCGACGACCCGCCGCACTCCGCTCTTGGGGGCCGCTGCTGCCGCCTCGCCCAGAGCCTCTCCCGTCACCCCGGCGAGTTTGCGAGCGGTCTGCCGGGTCGCTTGTCGGGCCGCCCGGTCCATCGCCAGGACGCGCTTGCCGAGCCGGTAGATCTTGCCCCCGTACGGGAAGAGCTCGGCGACGTTCTCCCCGATGAAGTCCGCCGCCTCACCGAGGCCCGATCGCGGGGCCCTGCCCGTCGGGCCCGCGCTCGGAACGGCCTGCGCCTGGGAGACTTGGATTTCATCCGCCAGGCCCCGGGTCTCCCGGAGGCGCTGGATCCGTCCCCGTTGCTCGGCGATCTTCTTCGGGTCCAGGGTCCCGTGGACCTCGTGCACCCGGAGCATTTCCTCTGCCCCGTCCAGGGCATCGTCGAGGCGTTTGGACATGGCCATCCGGTCCACCCGATCGCTCTTCAGAAACCGCCGCATCTTGCCCGGGTCGGATAAGGCACCGATCTCCTCGAGCCCCGACCGCATCTTCTCGGCTCCGCGGGCGAGATCGCTCTCGAGCCGCGCTGCCCCGCCGAACAGGCTCTCGTCGGACAGGCCCGTCCGAAGGGCCTTGGCGCGCGCCTGGACCGACTCCAGGATGCCGTCGCGCGTGGCCTCGGTGAGGCTTTTGTCCTTGGCGACGCGACTGCCGATCGACTCGAGCTGGGCGGCCATGTCCCTCGCGGCGACGTATTGGTCAGCGATGCCGCCCGCCTTGTCCATGTCGCGCAGACCCTTGCGGATGGTGTTGCGGACATCCTTGCCGTAGACGCCGAGATCGAGCGGGACGGCTGCAGCGGGCGGAGCACCGGGCGCACTCGGCGCCTCCGGGACGCGCCGGGGTCCCTGGGGTGAGAGGTACTCGTCGGAGAGCGCCCGCTTCTGCTCGGTGAGCCAGTTCTGTTGGGCCGGGCTCTCGTCGGGCATCAGCTCTTTGACCCGTTGCAGAACGCGCTTCTCGGGGATCGCCAGTTCCTCGGCGGCGCCCCGGAACTTTTCGACCGTCTCGGCCCCGTCGATCGCCAGGGCCTCGTATTGCTGAGGGGCCGTGCGTTCGAGCGCTGCGGCCCTCTCAGGCCCCGACGGGAGGTTCCGGGCTAGCCGCGCCTCGGTCTCTACGCTACGCGCCTCGGCCCCTGCCAGGGCCGACGGCAGCCCCTCGCCGGCGACCTCGTCCACCGCCGACAAGGCCCGACGGACTCGGCCCGCCCCCATGGAGAGGACCTTCGGCAGAGCGCGCCCCACCAGCTCGCCCCCCAAGCCGTAGAGCAGGATATTGCCCGCGGACACGTCCCGGGTTTCTACCCGGGCATTTTCGATCTCCTCCGCCGTGCCGCCCGAGAGCCCCTCGGTGACGGCTCCGACGGCAGCCAGGCCCGTCCTACCCAGGCCGACGCCCTCTGCCAGGGCGCCACCAATGCCGCCCGTGACGAGCGCGGGGGCCAGGGACCCGGCAGCCTGAGCGCCCATGGCCACGTAGGGGTGCTCCTCTCGGAGGACTTCCGAGCGCTGCTCCCACCCGGGCAGGCCCTTGGCCAGGCCGAAGGTGCCCGTCCGGACCGCGGTCTCGCCGGCGGCCAATGCCGTTTGCCCGGCTCCACCCGATTCGAGCAGCTTGGCGCCGTGCTCTCTCTGCTCGGGGGTCGCGACGTTCCACCCCGTTTGGTCTGTGAAGGCCTGAGCGCCTTCCTCCGGGACCATCCGGAGCTCCCCGGTAGCGGGGTTTCGGACCGCTACGTCAGCCATCAGCGGTGCCCCGCTCTCGGTGTCACGATGTCGCCCGGATAGACGTGCGAGGCAGTGTCGAACGGCCCGCAGTAGCGCGGCTCGAAATCATCCCAGCTACCCTCATGCGTGATGTCCCCGCCGAACTCAGGGCTAGCGCCGAGCGTGCGAGCGATGCGGTCACACCAGCTCACCACGAGTTCGGTTTCGCTAGGCGTGCATAGCCACTCGAACGCGATCTCGCCGGGGATGCCGGCCGCACGCATACGTTCGCGTTCATCGAGCTGGTTCATCAGCGCGTTTCCCCCTTCGGGAGGCCATCAGGCTCGGCCTTGGGTTTACCGCGGAGGTCTTCCGGGGTGGCCGCGCGCGTGGTGGGCAGCCCCGGCCTCGATGCCTGAAAGCCGCGCTCCTCTTGGCGCCGGAGACGGGACGCGTTTACCACCCCGGGGGAGCTCTCGCTATCGACCTTGGCGCGCATCGTCCGGAGCTGGCGCGCGGCTTGTTCCATGGCCCGGAAGGCGCCCTCGTCGGTGCCGGCGGCCATCTGCTTCTCCTGCACGAGCACGCTCTTGTCGGAGACCGCGCCCACGGGATCGGCGATCTTCGCTCTACCTCCGGCCAAGTCCCCGAGCGCGCCTTGTACTTCCCGGCCCATCTCGCCGGAGGCAAACGCGAAATTGCGCCCGATGGACGTCACTCCGGGGACGTCGGCCTTGTCTGCCGAGACCACCTTGCCGTTGGCGTCTTTGAAGGCGCCCGCGCCGTTGAGTGCTTGCGGATCCCAGACGTAGCCCGTGGCCTTCGAGAAGCGCTGGACGGCGTTTTCGATTTGATCTCCGCCGGCTTGTCTCGCGCCGTGCGCCTCGACCGCCTTCCAGCCGCCGTTCTTCGTCTGGTCCTCCCCGAGGAAGTAATCCACCGCGCCCCCGGGCGAGCCCGGCTGGGTCTGCGTCGTGCGGGACACCGTCTCCTGTTTGGCCGTGGCCGCGGCGTTCTTGGCGCGGGCGTCCTGTTGGATCGCCTCCATGCGTTGTTTCATGGCTCCCAAGGCTGCGTATTCGTCCTTCGTGTGAGCCCGGTCGAGTTCGTTCTCCGCCATTTGCTTGCCCACGGTGGCGAGCTTGAACCGCACGTGCTCCCGGTCGGCTTCCAGGCGATTGGCGCTGATCTTGCCCGCTTCGAGATCGGCTTGCTTCTGCTCGGTCTGCAGTCTCACCGAGCGATTGATGATGCCCTCGATCCTCGCCGATGGGTCCGCTACGGGGCCTCGTCCCGCGAGCGCCGCGCCGAAATTGCTGATGGCGTCCCCGAATCCCGCCATGAAAGCATACGCCCCCGCGTCCCCCGCAAAGGCTTCGGACGGATCGATCTTGCGGGCCGCGTCCGCGTCGAGCTTGGCGTATTGCTTCTCGAGGCGCTCGTCGTAGAACTTCTGCTGCTCGTCGAGGACTTGCTTTTCGACGATCTGCTTTTTTGCGTCCTCTCCGAGGCGCTGCCAGTCGCTCATCAACTGGTAGCTCTTGGCGGTGTAGTCCTCCTGGTTGGCTTTCTCGCCTGCTTTTACGGCCGCTTCGTTGGCGAGGTCGACCTTCTTTCGATCGGCCGCCGTGAGCCCCTGGGTCGTGTTCTGGGTGGTGACCTGCGTCGAGGGCCCCGTGGCGCCCGCCTGCATGTAGCGAGGCGCGTAGGGGTCCGGGGCCTGGGGCTGCGGTGCGGACTCGTTGCTGACCGTTTGGGCCACCGGAGCCGGCGCGGCGAGGCGCTGGGCGGCCTGGCTCTGCGCTTGGGCAAGGGTGAGGTCTTCGGGCGGCGTAGGCAGCCCCGCGGGCTTTCGCGCGAGCTCTGCCTGGGCCTGCTCGGTCTGCGCTTGCTTCACCAGAGGGGCGACGTCGCCGAGCCCGGCCATGGCAGCGTCGGGGATGTGGCTCGTATCGATGGGGGGAGCCACGGGCGGAGCGGGGGCCATCGGAGGCGCCGGCGCGTCCGTCGCTATGGGAGGGCTCGCGCCGGTCACGATGTCGTTTTGCGCCAGGGCTCCCGACATCGGAGACGGCGGCGCCTGGCTCATGACCTTCGGCACGATGCTCGCGACCTGTTGGCGGTATTCCCCCGTGGGATCGTGGATCGGATGCGACGACGTACCGTCGTCGAAGTCGAGCGTCACCCACTCGGGGTTGGACTGCGGTGTCACGCCGCGCAGGTTCGGCATTTAGTTTTTCCCCGCTTTGGCAGCCAGGATCGACCCGCCCGCGCCGATGACACCGCCACCCAGTTGGAAAAGGCCGGCGACCAGATCCTTGCTGCTGATGGATCCGCCGGCTTTGAGGTTCGCTAGAATCGCCTCGAGTTGCTTGTCCTGACCGCGGCGGGTGGCCTCGTTCTGCCACCAGGCGATCTGCTCGTCCGAGTCCATACCGGCGTACACGCTCTGGAGCTGGGCAAAGTCCGTCCACATCTCGGCGAACATCTGGCTCTCTTGTTGGTTCAGCTGCACCTGGCCCTTGGTGAGGTCTCCGACCGAGTTGGCGATGCTCAGACCGAGATTGCTCTCGAATTGAGCGCGCGCCTCATCTTGCCCGCGCGTCATGGTGCCGAGTTCCCCGAAGCTCTTGGCGGCAGTCTCGGCCGCGCCGAGGCGCTGGTTTTCCAAGGTAGAGGCTTGCCGCGCCCCTTCGGCGTAGAGGGACGGGGCTTGCTCCATGGCGGCAAAGGTCCCTGCTTGTTGTGCTGCAGCGGAGGTGCCCTGGCTGCGGCCAAGCGCGACCTGGCGGGCCAGGGCTTGATCGGCAAATTGCGTCGCGTACTGGTTGGGGTCGAACCCCATCAAGTGCTCGAGGAGCTGGCGCTGCTGGCGGAGCCCCTCGCGTTGGTAGCCGCGCGCCTCATCGGAGAGGGCATAGTCCCCGCCCTTGACGCCCTCGATCGCGTTCCAGGCCTTGCCCCAGGCCTGAGCGTTTTCGGCCTGATTTTCCGCGTTCTCATCCCGAAATTCCCCTTCCGCGTCTGAAGCTCGCGCGGCAGCGGGTCCCTCCCGATTGCCCGAGGGGCCCGGCGCTGCGCTCTCGGTGCCGCCGGTGAGGGCAGTTGCATGGTTGGCGCCCGCCTGGACGGCTTGGCGCGCCACCGGGCGCCCAGCGTTGCCGTCGTTGCCTGCGATGGTCTGTCCGAGCCCAGTATTCGGGTCGACGGTGCGGTCGTACTGGGACTGGAACATCGACTCGGGGGAGACGAACGGCTGGAAGCTCTGGAGCGGATTGGCGACGTCCCCCGCGTGACTGACCCCGGCGCGCTCCCCAATGTCGTTGACGAGACCACGGGGGGACCGGATCGCGCTCGGGGACCCGAGCTCATGCATGTAATCGTAGGTCGCTCGCCCTGCGTCGCTGGTCGAATTGTACGCGCCGGTGGCCCCGCCGATGTTGCCCGGCTGGGTCGTGCCGCCCGCTTGGCTGGCGTTGGGGTCTACCTGCCGATTGATGTTGGCGTTGCGGGTGCCACTGCGCGAGAGGGCGGCCGTGCGGCGTTGGAGTTCGTTGTCGCTGATGCCGCCAGGATTGCTCGGGTTGGGCAAATTGCCGGGGTCCGTGGGGCTCGTGCCGGGCGCATCGGGGGCGGGCGCCTGGATCCCCCCCATGTCGAACTCGAGCACATCGGGGCCCCTGGTGGCCGTGCTCGCGCCGGAGCCTTGGGCGAGCTCCGCTGCTTCCTTGGAGTCGTAGGCGCCTCTACCGTCGAGCTGCCAAACGCCGAGTTCCCGGTTGTAGGTGGCGGCCATGGGTTATTTGTTGATCTCGATACTGTTGCCGAACCACCAGAAGACGTCCGCCGAGAGCGCCCCCGAGCCCGAGGCGACGATCTTTTTGATCGGGATGGGCATCTCGTATTGCTGCCCAGCGTTGATCACGATGGCCTGAGACGCCGTCCCGTCGCCCACCTGCTCGGGGATGAGGATCGCGGTGAGCGCTCCGGTGGTGGCGTTGTTCAGGCGCACCAGTTGGGCCGCGAATTTGCCGGCCTTGGTCACGGTCCGCAGATCGACGTCTGCGCTCGTGATGTCGGCGATATGCAGCCAGATGTCGCAGGGTTTGGTGAGATCGATTCGAGGGGCAGCGATGGGCATGGGGTCTCCTAGAGCTTGTGCGCCGGACCTTGCCGGCTGAACCGAGGCGCGTGGGTCGTGTCGAGGGCCGCGGCGTGCAACCACACCCCTTCGCTGTCCGCGCTCGCGCTCGTCACCGAGTACTCGAGAGCGAAGGAATCCTGCATTGAGGGGTTCGGATCCTTGAGCAGGGTAACGCGCTGGCCGACGGCGTACTGCGCGGTCGTGAGCGTGAACACCGCCAGGGTCTCGGGGTACGTGGTGCCGTTGGCGCTGCGCTTGATCGTGACCGTGCAATCGTCGCGGAACGTGCCGAGGAACCCGATCTGGTTTACCTGCCCGTACCCCAGGCCTTGAAAGCCTTGGAACATGCCCGACCGGACGAGGTACGGGACGAAGGTCCCGAGCCCCGGAGAAGCGTCCTCGAGGTACACCACCCCCGATTGGATGTAGACGAGCCGCCCTTGGAATTGGTCGAGCGCCGCACAGGCCCCGACGTTGTCGAAAAACCAAGCGTCGTTGTCGATGTCGTAGCGCAGGATCCCGCCCGTAGTTCCGGCGGTGTTGGTGCAGCTGAACGCCACCGTATGCCGGATCGACAGGTACGTCGCGGCGGTGATGACCGGGTAGAGCACCAGGTATTCCTGGACGGGCTTGCCCTTCCATTCCACCGTGCCGCTCTTCCCGAGAAAACACAGGTGGTCGCTCGTGCGCTGGAAGAAAATCCCCTCGTCGGTCTCACAGAGCGAGCGCCAACCATCGGCGACGATACCGCCGGCCTTGCTGATGCGCCGGGCGGCAAAGAACTCGCCCTGACCATTGCGACCCGGACCCGAGCCGGAGACCTCCCAGATCTCGTTCCGCGTCCAGTGAATGACCGAATCACCGAGGACGGCCGAGGCCTCGATGTCCCCCGAGACCTGGCTCTGGAACGCGAGAAAGCCCTCCGCGGCGCATTCTGCGGGCTCGCCCGGCACGATGATCTTGCTGGCGGTGGAACGGTTGCGTTTGGGTTGGCCGCTGTAGTGGATCCGTTCCCGACCCGCGGCCACGTACTCATGGGGCGGCGGCGCATGATGCGCGCCCGAGGCTACCCCGCTCGAGTAGAGCACCTGCTGGCGGATGAGGTCGCTATCGACGATGGGGTCGGACTGGTCCTTTCTGAGGTCGACGATGCTCACCAGCTCCCCGGGAATATCGTCGGTCGCGTTGAACGCCGAGGCCGCGCGCTGGAAGTTTTCTCCCGTCGTGCGGGTGGTCGTGCCAAAATCGTTATCCCCGGTGGCGAGCCCCAAGATCGTGTTGGCCGTGCCGGCGCCGACTTGCACCGTCGCCCCATCGCCCGTGTCCACACTGGTCAGGATTAGGCTGCCGTCGGGGGCGGTGGCGGTCACCTCCGAACTCACGACGGTGTTGATCTCCGAGAGGATCACGGTCTTGGTCGTCGCCGCGCCGGAGAACGTCACCGTAAATGACGAGCCCCCCGCGGTGAGGATGAGCGTAAGCCCGCTGAGCGCTCCACTCGGCGGGTCGATGCTCGTTAGGCCCGCCACGATCGCCGACGTGCGCGAGACCGTGGCCAGCGTGCGGCTCAGCACGTTGCGGACCGCCACCCCGAGCCCGCCCGCCACCGAGTTTCGCCGTAGCCCGTGGCTCGTCGAGACCAGCGCCGTCACGGTGTCGTCCGAGGCCCCGAGAGTGACGCTCAGAATGGCCGACGGCGGGGACAAGTGCAGATCCCCGAACGCATCGACCTGCTCTTGATGCACGCGGTAATCGTAGGTGCCCGCGGACAGCAGCTCCCCCGTGCTATTGCTGCCCGTGAGGCTGACGATGCGCGGCCGTTCGGTAAATCCGCTCTCGGTCAGCATCCGGGTGTCAAAGACGAGCGAGACCCCGCCCGCGATGTACACCCGCCCCCCGAGCGTCGCGGTCTGCCGGCGCGCGGTCGAGCCGAGGGACATCTCGGTGACCGTCGGGACTCCGTCGAGGTCCGGGTTTTGGGTCGCATTGGCCCAGTAGTATTTGCTGGTGGAGCTATCGAGGACGATCTCGGGCAAGTGCACCCCGGGAGGGCACGCCGTCTCGAGGTCCTTCACCGCCAGGAGCTGAGCGAGCTTGCTCCCGGAGCCGGCGGTCGGAACGCTCACCAGCAGGTTCGTGGCGAGCGCGGGGTCCGTCGCCCCATAGCGAAAAGCAAACACCAGCTCCGACCCGTGAAACACCCCCTTGCTCGTGAGCTTCGCGTCGGGCAGACGCCAACGGTCGGAGACCGTCCCGGTGCTCGCAGCAAATTGCACGCCTCGGATGCTGGACGGCTCGGGGTTGGCATCGTCGCTGCTGGCGAGCAGAAAGATCGCGTCCCCTGCGACCCGGACCATGCTGATCTCGGTCACGGTCTCGCCCGCGAGCGCCGCGATGGCCGTCTGCAAGGTCGCCCCGGTGGTGAGGTTGTAGCTGTAGAGCGTCACCGCGCCCGCGACGACCAGGGCCAGGGTGACTTGATTGTCCGTGCTCGAAGCCTCGACGGAGATGCGCGTCGCCGCTGCGGTGATGTTGGCGTAGGCCCCCCCGGAGGGCACTTGCAGCACCCCGGCGGCATTGAATCGCCGGACGATCACCGTGCCGCCGCAGTTGGCGGCAATCACCGTCTGGTCGGAGCCCGCGACCTTGCAAGCGTCGTAGACGCTGATGGCACCGAGCCCGGTGTAGGCGGTGGTGTTGATGCTCTGGCTGGTCTCGTCGCTCGTCGGAATGAGTCTCCGGATGAGAAGCGTGGTCGTAGCGGCGTTCAGGCTCAGGATATGGAACCGGTCACTCAGCGCCACGACGACGAGCGAAAACACCACCCCGCCCGGCACCTCGTCGAACAAGAGCGTCTGATCCCCATCCGGCTTGAAGAGATGCAGGTAGCCGTTGTCGGAGCCGTCGGGGTCGTCGTTGTTGAGCGCGAGCAGCGCGAACCCAGCGGTCGCTGCCACGCTGAAATTGCTCACCCCGCCCGAAGGATCGGGAGCCCGGCCCACCTCGCGCAAGGCCGTCGCTCTCGGCAATCGATGCACGGCGCTCGTGAGATTGGACGGCACCCACACCGCGGCCGACCCGGTCACGTACTCGAAGATGTCCGTCGCATAGCCCTTGCCGTTGCGATCCCCGAAGGCGAACAGGCGCTCCCCGACGCTGAACAGATCATAGCCCACGAACGCCCCCGAGCCGTAGACCGTGGTTGCCAAGGCGGTGAAGCCCGCGCGTCCCACGAGGCGGCCGTCCCGGTCGAGCTGGCAGTTGATGGCATCGGAGAGCGCCCCGTCGGGCAACAGCCGCGTATCCATCCCGCCCTGGATGCCGCCGTTGAAGGGGAAGAGCTGGATCGGCATCAGCGTTCCGGGGCCTCGAACCGATACCGCGCCACCAGCCCGCCGCCCTCCGAGATGACCTTCACCCCCGCCCGTTCGATGCGCCGGAGGATGCGCCGGTAGCGCCCGGTGCCAGCGAAGAAGAGCGCTTTCGTGATGACCCCGCGCCGAGTGAGCTCGACGGCGGCCTTGCCTTGGATGGGGCGCGCGCGCCGGCGGTGCGCCGTCTGGGCCTGCGCTGGGTAGGCAGCGAGCTCCGCTCCGGTGGTCGTGAGCGTCCAGGGCGGGGAGAGCGCGGCCCCACCGTGGCACCAGCAGACATTGCCGAGCACCGCCGGGGCCTGGCAGCGCCGTCCCCGGGTCTTGGCGAGGGCCGTGCAAACGCCGTCTCCTGCGCGCGCGCGCGAGGGCTCGGTTTGTGCGGCGCGGGTCTCCACGGACCCAGTGTGCCGTTACGGCCGGCCTACGTCAAATCAGGACACGTCTTGTTTGACGCCGTCAAGTTTGACGTAGGGGTAGGCGCGGGTGTGCTGCGGAGCCTTTGCCCTGCGCGTGAGCCCGTGGATTTGAAGCCGCCTCCACCCGTCTTGCCGACGTAGGCTCGCGCCGCGCAGGCAGAGACCTCGGGGCTAGTCCCGCGCGTCGTCGATGAGGCGATCGCGGTCGGCGTCGACCGTGAACCCAGACGCGAGCTTGCCTGCGAACTCGGCCACCCCGCGGAGCAGGTCTCGGGTCATCGCGTTCTCCAGGTTCAGGACGAACTCCTCCGGGTCGATCCGATGGCGTGCCGCCTCGTCGAGCATGGCTACCGCCCGCGTTCTCGGGTCACCCGGCATCGCGCGGCAGCCCTCTGCCGAGACGGGGCCTCGGCGGCGGGAGGAGCCTCAGCACGCGCCTCGGCGCTCTCGGATCGGGCTGGGTCCCGAAGCTCCGGAGCCAGTCCCGTAGGTGTCGATCGTGGTCCTCCCGAGACACCACCGCGTAGCACTTCGGGCAGAGCTTGCCCTCGGGGCTACAGCCGCACGGACGGGGCTCGGTGGGGGTGCTCGCCATGACGAGAGGCAGTGTGAGCCCTGAGAGCCAGATTGTCAAACTGACGAGGTGTGTTGCCAAAGTGACGAGGTGCGATCCAGTGGGTGTCATGCCCGCTTGCCGTCCCGCTGCCAGCGCGAGAGGACCGGGAGCTTTCGCCGGCGCCGCTCGTCGAGGATGCGATCGATGATGGGCCAGGGCAGCTGGGAGACCTCTGCCGCGGGGTCCTGCCAGGTGTAGGTGCCGAAGGCCGTCCGGGACGGGGAGACGTTCACCTTGCCCCGGGCGTAGCGGACATCGACGGCGTAGCCGAGGCGGTATTTCGACTGGAACGCGTCCACCCAGTTGCCGAGCGGCGTGAACTCCGGGACCCAGTAGAACAAGTGCAGACCCCTCGGGGAGGCTTGGGTCAGGGTGGGGGTCACATGGCGCGCGATCTCCGGGACTTCGTTGGGATGCTTGGCCCCGTCGATGTCGAGGCAGACCAGCCATTTTCCGGCACGCCAGGGGCCGAGCGCGAGCGCGATGTTTTGGTCGGCGCCGAACTCGGTCTCCCGGAAGGGGGCGCCGTCCTTCCAGCGCTTCTCGGTCTCGTCGGTGCAGTGCTTGCCGGCGTTGCACTCGGTGCCCCCGCAGCGGCAGCGCCCGTCCGGGGTGACCCCCCACATCGGGATCGGACGGAAGCCTCGGGCGAGGTAGCCGGCAGCGGCCTGGCGGGTGGGGTTGGTCATCCCCTGAGCGCCTCCGTGAGGGCCTTGGTCACCGCGGAACGGACTTCGCCCTCGGTATACATCTTGGCCTTCTCTGCCCTGCACTCCGCCAGCCATTCCTTCAGGTCGGCGACTTGCGCGCGGAGCGCCTCGATCGTCTCGCGCTGCGCCTCTTCGAGCTCCGTCATGGTTTCCACTCCGCTGGTAGTCCCGCCTCGGAGAGCGCCTCGCCAATCCGGGTCCAGTCCTCTGCCGTCACCGAGCCCCGAGCGTCGACCTCTAGCCAGATGACCAGAGCGCGAGACACCAGGGTCTTCAGGTCACGTCGGGCCAGCGCTTCCTTGGACGCGTCGGCGAGAGTCTGGTTGGCCTCGGCTTGGGCCTTGGCGTATTGCTCGAGCAGGTCGATTCTGGATAGCGCGGCGTCGTAGGAAGCAAGCCATCTTGCCACCACACGTCCATCAATCCGGCAGCTCCGGACGCCCGCGGCATGCTCGAGCAGCGCTCGATCCTCTGGCTTCATGGCGTCGCTCACGGCTCCAGCTCGCTCTCTGCCTCGGCCCTCTCGGCTCTGGCCTGCGTCGGATTTGTCACGGCACGCCACGACTTGCCGCTCAGGATGAGTGACACGGTCGCATCACTCACACCATAGCGCCGAGCGCGCTCCGCCTGGCTCAGGCCTTCGTGGTTGAAGAAGATCTCCAGCACGTCGCATGAGTCTAGCTTGGCGGACCGCGTGCTCTCCCCGCTGCCGCCGCGGCGGTGACCCTTGGCGTCCCTGTCCGCGGCGTTGTCGGCTTGGGTGCCCTCGAACAAGTGGTCCGGGTTGCAACAGGGCGGGTTGTCGCAGCGGTGCAGGCAGCACGGCGTGGGCCAGCGCCCGTGCGCCAGATAGAACGCCACGCGGTGCGCGGTCACGGTTTTGCCGCCGACCTTCAGCTTGCCATAGCCGTCTTTGTTGCGGTGTCCGAGCCAAATATGACACTCGCCCGGAACGTCCGCGCGCACCCTGGACTCGAACCTCAGGCGCAGATCTCGCACAATCGTCATGGTTCCAGCCCGCTTTCCTCCTCAGCTGCCTCTTCCACGCGCTTCCATGTGACCCATGCACGGAGGGTGAGCGCCATGCCTTTCCACATCTCTCGCTGCGTTTCGGTGGTCGTCAGGTCACCTATCTGAGCGCGCGAGTGCCATTCGTCATGGTGCGCTGAGCAAAGAGGGACGGTGAGTAGGTCGCAGCCTCGCATCCCTGTCCCACCGCCGCCGTATTTCTTACTGTGGTGGTGGGCCACGACGTCCCGATCGGTCTGACAGAACCAGCAGCGCTGCCGACGGACGAAGGCCAGATGGGAGGGGGAGCGGATGGGGGAGGTCATTCCCCGGCGAGCTCGAGTTCGATGGGGGACTCCCCGTCGAGGTAGGACGCGGGTAGCGGGTTATCCGGTCCTGGCTCGAACCCATAAGCGTGCCCCCGGGAGGCCTGCCAGATGCGGTCTCGGCCGACCTTCACCTGGTCGAGGTGCAGGCTTTCGACCTTCTCCCAGCTCCGGGTCCCGAAGGCCATCTCGAGCACGTCGGCCTTGGCCTTCTTGTCGGCCGCAGCCTGGCCCGGGTGCATCTTGAGGATCTCTTCCCGGACCTCGTCGAGCGCGATGGTCTTCTGTTGCTTCTCGTACTGCCAACGGGTCGACCCGTTGTCGGCAAACATGTCCGCGCTGGTGCGGCTGGTGTCCACCCCGAGGTGCGTGCCCCCGAGGTTCAGGCGCTCGATGTGGGGGAGAAACATCTCGAACGTCGGGCCACCGGTGTCGTCGTTGCAGAGTGCTTTGCCGTCGAGGATACCGAAGCGGTCCTTGAGAACGTGGGCCACACGGAAGGTCCGCTTGGTCGCCATGTTCTGCTCGCGCTCCATGAGCAATAGCAGGCTGGGC